TCAACAAACTGCATAAGAAAATATTTTTAAATAAAGAGAGGTTTAGCCCACCTCTCTTTATTTTTTGAAGAAAGAAAAGGTAGGAAATTGGACAAGAATTACAACAAGATAGAATCGCTAATCTGCTTCGTAGGCAGAAAAGCTGTTCTTAAAATGAATGTAATATTAAGTGATGCTAAAGCTCAACCATATAGAGATCTATCCTATCATATGGAAACTGATTTCTATTCTAACTCAGCCGATAGACGTATGGTTAATATCAAATTAAACTATAGGTATTTTCTATCATTGGAAACAATTGGTAAGGAGAATACTAAACGGGAGTATTTAATTATAAATGATTCCGATGTATTCCAATTTAGAGAAGCATTGAGAGGGTTACACACAGAACTTACTGCATCTGATTTATATGCTGAACGTGAAGGTAAACTTACTATGGTAAGAGATAGCCCTTCGTTTGGTGTTAGACTAGCATTTAAGAATAAGGTAGTATTTCATGCTTCTACAATTACTGACTCTGAAGACTTTAAACACCCAGGAGCATTGATGTATATTAATAGTAAGGATTTAGTAATTCCATTATCCGTAAGAGATGTGGAAGGATTGCTATATCAATTCGAAACTATTAATTTATATCAAATGGCTCAAGAGTTGGTAAACTATTTTGGTAGACCTGCAGATGGTACTAATAGATTTAAGGTTCAATATTAATAATCTCTATGACTGTATATTATAAAAATGATAAAAAATTAAGTCATTTTAAAATAGGAGGTTATTAATTTATGAACCGACTTAAATCAAATCAAGAATTATTAGAACCAATTATATTCTTTGATAATCCACCAAAGGATTATGTAAAGTATGTAGATAAAAACCAAAGTAAAGAATCCAATATATTTGGATTAGTTAAAGAAACAATTAGACGAATAAAATCTATCGAATTCAATTATGAATTCCCTAGGAATTTGAATATTAAAACATCGTTCAAGGAGGACTACTATGGCAGAAACTATCAATTTTGATCTTGAATTTCCTAATAATCCAGAGTTTGAGTTCAGTACTACACTAGAACGTATAAACCTAGATGAGGAAATGCAAAAAGATCTAGAAAGAGGAAAAGGTTTCTTAATCAAAGAACCTGATGTCGCTTTAAATAAAACTTTAAAGCGTACAGACTCTATCTATTCTGAACGATTCACTAAAACACTACAAGATCCTGATGCATTTGCTGATAGATATTCTTGTAAGTGTAAGAAGACACAAGGTAGAGATTATAATGACTCTATCTGTCCATATTGTCATACCAAAGTACAATATACAGGTGATGATTTAGAAATCTTTGGTTGGATTAACTTAGCCCCATACCATATCATTCATCCAAACTTGTATATGAGTATTGAACGATATATTCGTCCAGAAAATCTAAAAGCCATTCTAATTCCAGAAGTAGAATTAGATGAAAACGGTAATCCTATTACCAGAGTAGATAAAACTATCCAAAAGAAGAAAAAGGAAAAGAAACGTCGTGGTCGTCGTAAAACAGAACCAGATCAAACTTATGCAACAATCGGCATGATTGGGTTCTATGAAAAATTCGACGAAATTATGGAATATTTCCATTCTAAACTCAAAGGTAAACGTGAAGATGTGTATGAAGATATTATGGCTAATAGAGATAAAATCTTTATTCAAAATATCCCAGTATATACTTCCGTATTACGTCCATGGAAAATCGATGAAGGAAGATTCACATTTGAAGAAGCCAATAACCGATATACTATGATTGCTAAACAAGCAGCTAAAGCAAAAGACGATAGTCTTGCAATGTATCGAATGCCTAAGTATAAGAACTCTGTTCTTTGGGATATCCAAGAACGTTATAGTGCTCTTGTAAAAGGTATTCTAGATATGATGCTAGGTAAGAAAGGACGTTTACGTTCTTTGATTGCTGGTCGTTGTTGCTTTACTTCTCGTTCTGTAATCATTCCAGGTCCTGAGCTTAGAATTGATGAAGTTAAGATTCCATATTATTCAGCATTAGAATTACTTCAACAAACCATCATTAATATTCTTATTAAGACTTATAATATGAATGCGGCTGATGCATATATGAGATTCTCTCAAGCAAGACTTGAAAAGGATCCACAGATTATAAATATTATTATGAATATTATCAATACGATTGGATTGTATGTATTAATCAATCGTAACCCTACTATCCGTTATGGTTCTATCATGGCTATGAAAGTAGTTGGTATTAATGATAGCTTCACATTAAGTATGCCTTTGAGTGTATTATCTTCATTCGGGGCTGACTTTGATGGGGATACATTGAATATTATTTATATTCCTTTACTTGAATTCTGGCATAAAATCATTGGTGTATTTAATCCAAGAGATGCTATGATGATTTCTCGTAATGATGGTAAGTTCAATAATGATATGAATCTATTTAAAGATTCTATCTTAAATGGTAATGCATTATTACAACTAAGCCGTAAGTATTATGATAATAATGATATGGCTGAAATAGATGCAATTCTTGAAGCTAATAAATGTGAAGAATTGAAAGAATGTAACGATGACTATCTAGACTAAAAGCAGAAGATATTCCCATAGCTCATATGAGCTATGGGATATATTTCCTTTTATTTTTTAGGTTATAAATGAATATGCTATACCCTTATCCTCAGCTAGTATTTTACAACCGATTTGGATTTCAGCTATTGCATACTCTTCGATAACGGCTTCAATAGGAACAGTAGTTTGATATTCACCTAGTATAGCACACTTCATAGGTATAGAAGTTTCATAGTCTTCTATAATCACTGTAGAAATGTGTAGGTCATCGAATTCACATACATCACGAACATCTGCTCGTATATTGACGTATGTATTTAATTCATTATCATACTCTACTAACCTATACCCGTTCTCCGGTAGTGCAGGCATCGATATCCACCTCGCTCAATGTTTGAATTTTGAAGTTGATGGTAGATACTGGACAGTTAAGATGCAAAGGTTTTGCTTCACCGATAATTCGATCTTCTAGTCTACTATTATTTACCAAACAAGGTGTAATTTCTACACTAGCATTTGGTTTTTCTGGAGCAATAGATAATTCGAATTCCTTAGTAACAGTAGAACCTTTAATAATATATTCACTACTTACTTTGACTCTACATTTAATACCTTCAATAACTACGGTACAATTATAACCATACTTAAATTTATTGATATTAAGTTTAGAAGAACCAAATAAGTCAGCAGTAAATCCTTTAAGTTGGAAGAATTCTATATCGTCAGATACAAAGCGATGGAGCTCCCCATCTTTATCTTTATATGCAACGAAGTTATTATCATGAATAACATCATCGTCAAATAATGTTTTGAAGTTACCGTTTCTATCTACAAAAGCATAGTGCCCTAAACCTTCAAAACCAAATTTTTCAATCTCACTATGGTCTTCTAGTTTTCTTAGATAACGGTTATCTTCACCATCGATGAATTCTTGTTCAAATTTACCATCTTTTGTAATAACTAGCCAAGAGAATACTCTCTCAGGACAAGTACTTTTATACTCTTTCATTTAAAAATCCTTCCTTTTGTTTTGCTGTTGTTTTATTAAGAGAAGTATCCTTGGATTTTCAAACGCCAGTTGTGAACATCTTTAGATGCATTCAAAGCAGGTACTACACGAACTCGAATATTAGCGAAGTTTGTAGTACTGTTACTTACAGTACCATCATTTGCTGTACCTTTGATAACATGATTTGTCAAGTCATCACCAGCAGCACCATTGGAAGCTACACCAACATAGGAGTTAGCACCAATAGCAACGAATTGTTTAGAACCATCAGCACCTACAGGAGCAGTAGCATATACTAAAGCTTGTGTCCATTTATCACGAACAGCTTCTTCAGCGGATGTTTCATTTACACCGTTTTCATCAACAGTTGTTACTTTAACATCAACTAAATCGGAAACATCGACAGAACCACCTTTGTTATTCCATACGTTGATTTCCAATTCTTTAGATGTTGTACCTGTACGAAGAGTACCTAAGTACCATTCAGTTACAGGTTTTGTATTGTCAGCATTCATAATGCTAATAATAGGACTAGCCATTGTTTCATTCCTTTCTAAATCTTCTGACGAACTTCTACACAGGTAGATATAGATTCTAGACCTAAAGGAATAGTACTAGCTGCAGTGATTGTAAGTCTAGTACCAGCTCTAATTAAAGTATTATCTACTTCTACAGAGCCTTCTTTAGTGTCTTTATCAATATCAATTCTGGAAAGAGTTTTCCAATTACCATTACTATAGAGTTGTAGCTCTAGTGAAATATTATTTTCCATGGTACTAGATAATGGCACAATAGAATTGATCTTGTGTAAATAGCAGTCAAATGGACAATAGAGTTCTACCTTATTAATAGAAGATTCTTTTATAGAGCTTACGAAATAAAGATATTTAACTTGAGATAACAATTTAAGTTTAGTGATAATGTCAGTAATAACTTCCATTTCACCATCTACTTCAATTGTCTTAGTACCAACATCAGTATTCCCAGCTGTGAATTTAGTCCAATTAGTTAAATTAGTTTTAGGAGTATCTGGATTAGATGTAAGAATATACATATCTGTCTTAACCATACAAGTCATGTATAGTTGTCGACGTTCTTTAGGAATTTCATACATCTCGTCCATAGTATTACAACTATGCATACCACCCAATAACTCATTAGAATGAGCTGTAGGGAATTTATCTACAGTTGTAAATGGACGAATAGGAGATGAAACATTCGTTCCTCTAATCTTGGTCGTTGTGATTTCTTCAATACCTTTTTCCAATTTAGAGTCCCCTTTCTTAAAGATAAAAAATCAGGCATCTGGAAATTATCCAGATGCCCAATAGTTTAATGATTATTCTTCATTACCTCTATATCCATCAACTAATGGAGTTTCAGTGCGAGTAACTGTATCATCTTCTGAAGAGATATGTAATGTAGTTACAGAAGCACCTGGTTTTGGAGTTGTTCCAGTACCATCTGTAGATGGTTGATCTGGAAGTCTATGATTACCAGCAGAGTTAGGTAAATCAGTAGAATCAGAATTAGTAGTTTGGTAGTTAATCAAAACAGGAATGTTTTCATCTGTTTGTAAGTTACCAGATGTGTAAACATCATAGTTATTAGTATAACCAGATTCGTTAGTAACACGGAAGTTTTGTTTTACATTCCAGTCGGAGTTAATAAGACCACCGATAGTGATGTCACCACCAGCATTCAAACGGTAAGCAGATGGAATTGCGAATACCATGTATCCACCACCTGTAGCGTCGAAATGCATTTCTTTCTTAACTCGACCATCTTCGATTTCGATGAATTCGGAATGACCAAGTTTAAGAACGTCTTCAGATTTAACAATAGCACGATCAGAAACGCCATAGTAAATCTTAGGTAAGAATTTAATAGAAGCTTGAGCTTTGGATTCCATATTATTTTGATCTCTTACTACTAATTCCCAAGTAGTGTTGGCAGTAATGTTAACGTCAGATTTAGTAGCTGTAGTAATACCAGCAGCAACGAAACCAACGGAAGCATTTGGATTAGCTGTACAGTTTACATATTGAGATGCAACGTTATCAGAGTTTTCCAAATTCCAACCAAATTCAACTTCAGAAATAGTGGAACCGATTTCAGCAATACCATTAGATGGTTTAGTGATACCAAAACCTTTCAATGCGATTGGTTCATATAACAAGTGGTCTAAAGCTACTTGTACTGTTGGGTACTTACGATGATTCAAAAGAATAACGTCAGGAGCTTTAACTACTTGAGGAAGACCAACCATACCTTTGATCATTTCTTGAAGTTCTGGAGCTAAGTCATCCCAAGTTACACGGTCAGTACCGTCTGGGTTTTGGGAATCATATTTTTTACCCATTAAGTAGGATTGGAAACCAGTGAAGTCACCAAATGCTACTGGGTTAAATACTGTTTCGATCTTTTCTACACGAGCACCGGAAGTTGGATCAAGAATAGCAATATTTTTATCTGTATAGTTTGCTACAACGATTTGGTAATCATTGGAAACGTCTTTAGTCACACCAATAGAGATTGGACCACGACCACAGATAAATTCAGAAGTTTCTAAGTCTGCACCGTTAATACGAGTTACAGTACCAGAAGAGAAGTTACCAACCCAGATATTGTCGGATAAGTCAACAGCGATAGCACGAGGTTCATCACCTACAGTGATATCAGCCATTTTAACTTGGTGGGAAACTTTAGTTACTACGCCACTAATAGCACAAGCAACATAAATATTACCACGAGAGTCACAACAGATACCATCTGGACCATTGGCTACATTTACAACTCCTTCATAAAGAGTCATGCCTTTCCAGATTACAGAAAGAGTATTGTCAAGGTAGTTAGCAACCCAGATGTTACCATCTGTATCGCAACAAATACCACGAGGACCTTGACCAACACCAAATACTTCGTTTACTTTACCATTAACAATTTTAGTTACAGTATTGGAAGCATAGTTAGTAACAAATACAGGATAATCGCCATGTTTATCAGCAATAGATCCTTCACAAATACCATAAGGGGAAGTACCGTTCGTAGGGATTTCTGCAACTACAGAACCATCACGAACTTGAGAAACGGTATTATCGTCTTGGTTAACAACGTATTGTGTACGTCTATCACGACAAACTAAAACACCCCATGGAGAAGTACCAGTGGCAATCTTAGTTTCTTCAGTCCCGTTGGTATATTTAAATAAGCCATAATCTGCAGATTCTTTATGACCAATTTTATTGGCAGTTACCCAGATTGAACTTAAATAAGGCATATTAAATATCCTCCTTTAATAAAAAATTGATATCAATTCTTTTAAGAATTTATAGTAATGTTCTATAGGTCATTTTTCAAGCCTATAGAACATTACTGAGTTTCATCATCTTCTTCATCATCATCGTCTATATAATTCTTCTTATCAGAATCACTTATATAGATCTTCTTAATGATAACTTTTGTTTTATTATCACTAACAGCATCCTTATAATCCCTAACATCTGCAGAGCGTTTAAAAACGATCAAATCGATTATTTCGATAATCCTATTTAATGTGGAAATCCTTTCTAGAAGTTCAAACCCAACTATGCCAACCATTAGGGATATAAATAACAAACCCTTAAAACCAATATGGTCTATTATTGTATCGGATAAAGCGAAGACTAATAATGTAGAAGTAGCAGTGGAAAGAGCTACTCTAGTCGCTCTATATTTAAAGGTAAGATGCATATATACCTTTTCTTCACCCTTAAATACGATTATAAAATCTTTAGCTAAACTTCCAAGCCAGCATACGATAAGAATTGCTATAAAGATAACGATCGAATCTAATGACAAAACTGCCGAGTAGAGATCTTTATCCATTGATATTGCCGCCTTTTCTACTATTATTAATAGATTCGAAGCGGAAAGTTTTAGAAATAGTGTATAAACAAATACTAAATAATGTAATTAAGAAAATAGAAATAACTACACACGTTACAATCTTGCTAATAATAGCAGATTCGGTCTTCTCTTTATAATCCTTGATTAAAGTATTATATGTACTTATATAAGTATCATATGGTTTTACTATTTCATATAAATTAGAACTACGTAATAGAATTAATTTATGAGAAAGTTTGCCATCAGGATTATTCTTAGTAAGAGAACGTCCAGCATCAAAATAACTTGGTACTATAAGATCATAAGCTTTAAGAGCAGTAACTCCACCGCTATCAATAAGGTCATTGATACTTTCTATTCCAGGTTTAGTAATTTCTAAATGTTTACCATCCGAATCTTTAAGTTTCTTATTGTATTCGATGACACTTTTTGGCATATTTCTTTCTGGGATAAATAAAATATCATCATCGGTAGAATCACCAGTTCTATCTTCAGTTAGAATAGAAGTTATTACACTCTTCTCTAATTCTTTATTAGTAGATTTATTAATAACCTCACCCCATGGGACAAATAAATCTTCAGTAACATTCTTAGGACTGATAATAATTCTATCTTTATCAGCCAAGAATAAACGTTCTTGTTTATCTTCCCCATATGTTCTCGTGTTATTATTATCTAATGATAAAGCATCATGATATAGTGAAATTAGAGCTGTATTCTTATCAGTTGAATGAAGCTCTCTTTCTATAGTCAATAGATCTTTCTTAGCATAATCATCTTGTAACTGGTGCTGGATATATCCAATAGTATAAGCATTCTGTAACTGCATATCACCTTTACGATTATTTATAATATCGTCGATATGTTTATTTTTTGTTGATTCTAAATGAGCAATAGTATTCTGATAGTTAGTCTTATACTCATAAATATCAACATAAATATTATTGCATAGTATTATTAAAATTATAGCTGGAAGTAGAGAGAGAATAATCATCAATCGTCTACGTAACAACACATTTAGCGATAATATTCTACGCAAAGTATACAGCCGACGTCTTATACCCATATATCTATTTCCACCTCCTTATAATTGGAATTAGCATAAATTTAAATAGTCAGTCCTTATAAAAATGTTAAACTAACTCCGCCGAACATACTAATAATCTTAATATATCATTAAAAAATAGGAGGTGTAATGATGGCTAGTTTTAAAGACAATGACAAGATTTCTTATGATGATCTTGCCCCAAGTCTACAAGCTATGCTTAAACGAAGCGTATCTAAAGACGATCTCGAAACATTCAAAAATAAAGTAGCTGAAATTGAAGCTAAGTTAAATGGTATTCGTTTAAGTGTAGTAAACGATGTAGCTAGTATCCCTAACCCTCAAAACAATAAAGAGATCGCAATTGTTTTAGGTCCTAAGTATACTTTCATGTGTACTTATAATAACGGTTGGCAAAAAGCCAAAGCCGTATACGCTTAGGGAGGTTTTTATATGTCGACTTTTAGTGAAGAAACTGGTGTTAGATATGAAGATCTAACTAAAGATCTTCAAGAAATGTTTAAGCCAAAATTCACATATGATGATCTTCATGATCTAGAAAATCGTTTAATGAGAATTAAACAATTACTTGGTGATGTACGGGTTACAATAGCTCCAAGCAAACCTACAGATCCAAAACCATTAAAAGAATTATATGTAGACCCTTCCTTACCACAACCTTATATGTATACTGAAGATAATCGCTGGGTACCAATTACAATGGTTCCTGTAGACGTATCTGATGATGATGTAACTTGTAAAGTCAATATCATTCAAACAGACAAACAACGTGTTGTTGTTATTGTCGATGGTAAAGAATATCAAGAAACATTCAATTCTATTCTTGGTAAAAAATATACTACAAGAGTATATGCTACAGACGATAGATACATGCCTGGTACATTAGTCAACATGCCGGCATCTGGTATGTTCTTAGGTGATAGTATATTCAAACTATCTGATGCGGTACCTAAACAACTTTCTTCTAATAAAGAATATCATCAATATACATCACATTCCAATATTGCTTATAATGAAGCAGTATTCGTTGAAACGTGGTTTGATAACGCAACAGATATTACATTAGATATCAATACAGAAATCTGGTTAGGTTACAATGGATACAAATCTGGTCCATATAACTCGTTCTATAACTTTGAAGTTCGGGTAAATAACGTTCCTATCTGGGAATCTGGTAGACGAAATGGCTCTGACCCATACTTTGCTCCTATCATGACTCCTACACAATATAAAAACTTCCATGTTGGTACATTCAAAACAAAAGTACCTGCTGGTAAAGTAAGAGTTTCGTTGTGGGTATGGCAACAAGACGTTCGTAATAAACACTGTGATACTAATATCCGTAAATTTACTGTAGATTTTAAATAAGGAGAATTTTATGTTTGACTCTCTGATTAAATTTTTCGGTGGTGTAACTAAGAAAGAACATGATCTGATCGTGTTCCAAACTATCGAAGATCTTACCAATTCTAATAAGAAAACAGCTGAAGCTTTAGAACAAGCTAAATCTGAATTAGCAGAAGCTGAAGCCCAAATCGAAGAATTAGAAGATTTAGTTAAAGCTAAATCTGCTACTATTGTAGCATTAAAAGAAGAAATCGAAACTAAGAATGAAGCAGCAGCTCCATCCTCTTTTAAAATCGGTTCTTTGAAATCTAAATCCATTCAATTATTCAAATCCATCCGTGGTGCTAAAGAAGAAAACGTAGTTAAATTTTACTTCGGTAAAGTTATTCGTTATGCTCGTTTAGATGGCGATAAAAATGACCACGGTCTCTTCTATAAAGAAGGTAAAGGTGCTGAATACAAACATCTATCTTTTAAGAAATAAAGGACCATTATAACCAGTAGCCAATATTGGCTACTGGTATAGTTTTTAACTACTCCGGAGACATTAAATTAATATTAAATTTAATTTATTCGATCAAGGAGATAGAACACATGTTAGAAAAGTTTGAGGATGTCTATAAGTGCGACTCCATTACAATCAACGTTACTAATAACTGCAATCTTAGCTGTATATACTGCTTTGAACACAATAAACAACCAGAAATGATGGATTCTAAAACTGCTATTGATATTGTAGATAAAGCATACAATAGTAGAAATAAAGAATCTCATGGTAAGTTCATGTTGAACTTCTTTGGTGGTGAACCTTTCTTGAATTGGAAGTGTATGAAAGATGTAATCGATCATTGTAATGAAAAAGGTTACGAAATCTTTTATGGTGTTACAACTAACCTTACTATTCTTACAGATGAGATTATGGAATACATTGATGACAATGAACTCCATTTATTAGTATCTGTAGACGGTAAGAAAGAAATCCATGATAAGAATCGTTCTAATAGTTACGATATCGTATCTGGTAATATCAAGAAGTTAATTGATAATGGTCTTGGTATCTTTGTAGAAGTCCGTATGACTATTCTACCTGAAGATATTGATAAAGCTATTGATGGTGTTAAAGAATTCTTAGATATGGGCTTTACTAATATTGCTCCATGTCCTGTAACTGATACAGAATGGAATGAAGAACAACTCAAAGGTCTTGAAAAATATATGGAAGATCTTATGGAGTTATACGTTACTAAATTAAATGATGATAACTCTACAGAAAACTTCTCTATCAAGAATACAGATGAGATTCTTCTTAATGTATTAGAACCGGATGTATATACACCACAAATGTGTCCAATTGGTTCTACTCGTTGGTGTGCATTTGATATCAATGGTGATATCTATCCTTGTCATCAATTACCAACTTCTGAAAAAGAACACAAAGAAGATCAAAAGATTGGTAATATCTATACAGGTGTAGATCGTTCTATGCTTACCGGTGGTGTAAATCCGGCTAAGTATATTAAAGAAGAATGTGATACTTGTATTGGTAGATCTATTTGTGCTTCTGGTTGTCCTGAAGAGAACATTCGTCAAACTGGTGATGTAGATACTCCATCTGATGCTTACTGTGCAGTTAAACGTACTATGGTAAAAGCAGTTAAGAAGTATCAACACAAATTCATTACTGCAACTAACGTCCGTAGTAGAACTTTGAATGTTTTGATTGAAAATCTTAAGATCAAAGATTATATCGATACTGTCTTTAAGAATATCGATGTAAACGATGAACTTACTTTCACTGTATCCTTAGCTCATGTGGATGCTATGATTAAAAACCTTGGTGAAGAAAATATCATTGGGTCCTTTAAGGATTACTTCACTAATGCTATTATAGATAAATCTGCTAAAGTATTAGCAGCCCAAGGACTAGAAGATTTATATCTATCTCAAATCAAACCAGAAGATGCTGTTGTTACTAAAGTAATAGAAGAGGAATTATAATGGATTCTGAAAATGCTGTAAAGCGTATAGAATGTGAATTATATTCTCCTAGTACTTGGACTATTTCTATTGGTTTGGATAGAATTACAAATATAGCAGGATATAATTGTAAGATAGTTAGATTGACTTCTACTACTTACGATATCCAATATAAAGTAAAAGAAGATGAATTCTCTACTTTAAGCTCTGCTTTTATAAACTTCCCAGACCAAGATGGATATAGTGATGTAAAGACATCGACTAACGTTGGTATTAATCTTACTTTCAATAAGATAAATAATATAGATAAAGATAAGACTAAAGAAATATTAGAATACTTTATTTTATCTATATTCGGTAAAGAGGTATATCGACGTATAACAAATAAAGAAATCCGTATAGATCTTTATATAACGGATGAAGATAAATTTGCTAGAAAATAAAGGAGAATATTATGGCTAATAGACATAAAGTCATTTATGTAGAAGCTAGAAAACCTAATAAAGGGACTTTCCCAGGTAGAACTTATTTTAGCTCTATTATTGATATTATTCTAACTAACTTAAATGAACGAGATTCCATTAAACGTGCTAAAGAACATCCTTGGCAAGAAAAGACTGGTACTCGTTATGCTCAATTAAGTGGTATTGAAAATACAGATTTAGAAAGACGCCTTCAAGAAGCTCAACGTTCTGTAAATGAAGAAGATGGTACTCTTAAAGCTAATGATGTAAACCTTATTATCGATACTACAGCTGACTTAGTTAGAACCATTGCACCTATTAATACAGTAGAAGTACGTGAAGAATGTACTTACTGGAGAAATGAAAAGATCGTTCCTCTAGATGCAGGTGTAGGTACTTCTCCTGTATTGAGTACTAATCTAGATTCTAAGCTTGTTAAATATACTACAGCTTCTGGTCAAGGTATCAGAGTATCTGGTTATTCCAATATGGATGCTAGAATCGCTAAATCTATTTCTGGTGCAGAAGTAGAACATTTCGGCAATATGCCTGGTAATACTATTCATTATATTGGTAGAAATATTACTAAAGATTTTAAAGTAATTGGTCTATTAACAGCTCAAGCATATAATGGTACTACAGATACTGCTACTAAAGTTGGCAATCCAAGTAACTTTATCGTATTCGAAAATCAATTATCTGATTTCCCTGAAGATATGTCTGGTATCGCTGTTACTGTAGGTAGTACTGTATATTCAATTGAACGTGCTTCTATTAAAGAAACAGCAGACCATAACCATTCATATGCTGAAATTGCAAATACAGATAAAACAGTACCTGTATTTACAGAAGCTGAAACTATTTACAATGTGAAATTCCAAGCTGTTGTAAACATGGAAGCTGTATTAAAACAAGATGCTCGTATTTGTACACTTAACTACGATCCAGCGAACTCTTCTACAGCTTGTGAAAACCGTTCTATCTTACATGGTTTCCGTATTGCTACTCAAGAAGATGCTACTACAGTTCAAATCTGTAATAATACACTACGTCGTGTTACTAAAGCAGTCTCTGATCCAACTACAAACTTTACAATTGAGCATGTAAATACTGGTGAAACTGTATATGCTTCTAAATGGGCATTGATTGCTGAATATCTTCGTAGAATTTCTCAACAACTTGACACATATAACAACTGGTGGGATGATAATGGATATTGTAATATCACATGTCAAACTCACTGTCAATCTACTTGTCAGTTATCTTGCCAAGGTTGTTATTCTAATACATGTCATAACCAAAACTGTGGTATGTCTTAATTCTTATAGGAGATTCTATGGATAATTATAGAGAATATTTCTTCTTCTTAACTAATAATTGTCCTAATCGTTGTAAGTACTGTTATATAGACTTCCATTCTAAGGATATGACTATAGAGCAGATTGATAAATACATGGAAGAGCTTAAACCTTCAAGGATTATATTCTTTGGAGGTGAGCCTCTCCTTCGATTAGACTTAATTGAGTATACGGTTAAGAAATACTATGGAAAATGTAAATTCCAAGTAGTCACATCTACTATGGCTAACTTTAAAGAATTTATTGAATTCCATAAACAATATAAACTTAACGAAGTACAACTATCTTGGGATGGATTTACTAATAGTCGTGTAGATATAAACGGAAACTCTATTGCTGATAGAGTTAATGCTAATATTGAATATGCTTTGGAGCAAGGTATTACATTCGATATTAAGACTGTAGTAAATAACGAGAATATTTATAAGCTTAAAGAAATACATGATCATTTCAAAGCTCTTAAATATGATACTAAATATCCTGGTAAGGCTAATGGTGAATTCGTTATTGCTCATGGTGAAAATTATTCTGAAGACTTCTATGAAGAACTAGAGAAACAATTGCCTTATACGTTTGATTTAGATAAGCTCTATGTGGAGCATTTAAATAAGATTGGAGCATGGTTAAGACAAGATCGCAGTTTCTGTAGTTGTGATATTGGTAAATATACTACAATATCTCCAGAAGGTATTCAAAATAACTGTACTGCTATGAGTCAACAGCTAGTTCGATTAGATGATACTAGAGCTCAACGTAGATGTAAACATGAAGATTGTCAAAAATGCGAATTTGGAGCAATCTGTGATGGTGGTTGTCGATATGAACGTTATGAGAAGTTCGGTGATGACTGGGAGAACCATTATTTAGATTGCACATGTCGTATAACTAAGATATTCGGTAAAACTATTAAGAACTTCTTAGCTTCATTAACTCCTGAAGAAAAGAAAATACTTCTTAAGAAATATCTAGACTATACAGCATGGACTCAGCGTGAGCACAATATTACTCCACTAGAAAGTATTAATACAAACGATAAATTCTAATCATTTATATACTCCTTAAATTTTGTAATTATTCTAAATTTTAATTATATATTATTAAGGTGAATAAGTTAGTGTATTTAATAATATTTAATTAATAAAAGGAGTATTAAAATGAAAGAAGAAAAACAAGTAGAGTACATTAAGGAATTCGTAGAATTCCCAACTTTTATCCGGTCTTTTGTAAGACCCGGAAATTTATTTGCCGGTGAGGCAGAATGCTGGAGATTTAATTGCCCTGAGTGTGATTTGCAGGTCTCTGTTATACGGAGCTCGACTTCGTATGGAGGCCGTCAAGGTCTATTTGAGTTGGCATTTATGCTAGGTGATGAGGTGTGTGAACGCACCGAACTCTGTTATGATGTCGTTGGATATTTATCTAAAGAGGATGTATTAGAATATCTTGAAAAGGGTAGAAAATTACAATACGATCCAGAAAGATATGAATTTGTAGTAGTTGAATAAAAATTATATTTTAAATAATAAGGAGTAATAAAATGCGTAATACTAAAATCAAGACTAGTGGACTTACATCCATATTAAAATTTTTAGGCTATAAAACTAACGTTGTAGTAAATCATATATCACATGGTTACAAAACAATTTTAGTAGCAATGCGAGAAGATGTATTATTTGAAGTACATCTTACATTGAAAGAATCATTATTTGGCGATTCAAAGGTCTTAGTTCGTATGTATAATATGAAAAAAGACTATGAAAGTATTATTGAAAAGGTTGTAGATACTAGCGATCGCCAAACAGTCGCTAAATCTATAATAAAAACAATCGAATCTGCAAATAAAGAATCAATATTATTTACAGATAGAATGGTAAGAATGATGTTTATATCTTTAGTTAATGCTAGAGCTGTAAAGGAGTATTATTCCGCAGAAAAGCAAATCTATAAATTTTACGATTTAGTAAATACTGCAAAATGGTAACTCGGTAACTATAACCATACCCAATAGGTAGGAGTATGGTTATTAAGTTATATATTTTAATTTAAGTTTTTAATTATTATTATTTTAATTTTAGGAGGATTTCAAAATGAAAACAAGTAAACTTTTATTAACAACAGCTATTATTGCATCTTTAGGCACAACTGCTTTCGCAGCTGGTACTACAAATCAAGTATCTGGTAACTTAAATCAAGTTGAGGGTGATAATAATATTGTTCTCGGCAACTCTAATAATGTTGCTGCATATTCATCTGTAACTATCGGTAACCATGTGTATTCCCATGCTCGTACCTATAATGAAGAAGAAACAAGTGGGACATATTCCTTCTCCCCTAAAAATAAAGGGAATATCGCTATTGGTGATCATACAAAAGTAGATGTTAGAGCAGGTACAGCAATTGGATACCTTGCTCAATCTTTTGGCGACGCATCTGTAGCTATTGGTGCTTATAGTATGGCATACGACGATGTGCACAAAGTTGATAGTAAGTATGCTGGCGTAAAAACAAATCAAGGTGTATTCAGTATTGGTAGCAGCTATGCACCATTCTATGATAAAGGCACTACACCAGAAGCAAAATTCCGAGTTTTCACACGTCAACTACAAAATGTAGGTGCTGGTGAAATTTCCGCTAAATCTACAGACGCTGTTAATGGTAGCCAATTGTATGATGTTATGATGGAAGCCCAAAAACACACTGTTGTACAATCTGGTGATGATAACGTTGTAGTCGATGGTGAAGATGGTTTCTATACTGTATCAATGAATAAAGATTTAAATCTTGAATCTGTAAAATTAAACGATGGTAACAATGAGTCTTCTTACACAACAGAAGGCATCTCTATGGTGCATCGTGGTGATGGTACAGAACCTGTATATAATACTACTTATAATTATAATGGAATTCGTATCGCTACTAATGATGGTAATGCTCGACCAATCGATGAAATCACTTTAACCGCTGATGGATTAAATAATGGTGGTAAGAAAATTACCAATGTTAGCCGTGGTGAAAAAGATACCGATGTTGTTAACGTAAGCCAACTAAAAGAAGTAGGAAATAAAGTTAATGATAATTCTAAACGTATTGATACAAATGAAAATCGTATCAATGATATCAGTGCTAAAGTAGATAAAAATAAAGAAGTATTAGGTAATCATGAAGGTCGTATTACAACTTTAGAAAATAAAGTTACTGATATTGGTACTAATGCTATTAACCAAGCTAACCATTACACGGATATGCAAGTAGCTAAAGTAGGTGCTAATGCAGCGGCTCTAGCAGCTTTACACCCACTTGATTATAACCCAGACCATAAGACAGATATCATGGCTGGAGTTGGTCATTATAAAGGTAAAACCGCTGTAGCACTTGGTGTATCCCATAGACCAAATGAAAATACAATGGTTACTTTCGGTACTACTATCAATGGTAAAGATACTATGGTAAATGCCGGTGTATCGTATAAGGTAGGAGCTAAAGGTTCTACTTATAAGAGTCCATTAAAAATGGCAAAAGAAATTGATGATTTGAAAGCAATTGTAGATAAGTTGCTTAAAGATAATCAAGAACTTCATAAAGCTTTAGAAAATAAATAATTATACTTTATAAAGCCTCTTAATCGAGGCTTTATTTTTAAGGAGGAATTTCGAATGAAAACAAATAAAATTTTACTAACTTTGGTATTGACAACCTTATCCACTACAGCTATGGCGGCAGATTCTACTACTCATGATTATCATACTGGTCAATATCCAGTAGCCGAGTCAGTTAAAAACAGTATTATCTATGGTCATGATACAAATGTTACACAAGCACACGGTCATTTGACTAATATTATTGCTGGTGGTGAAAATAATACTGTTCAGCTTGATGCACATAATAGTGCAACTTTCGGCATTGGTAACAATAATAATTCAGCTAATTCTGTAGTGGCTGGCGACCATAATACAATCACGAATGCGAATAATTCTATCGCTGGTGGTATTTATAATGCTAGTCATTCTAGCAATACATTAGTATTCGGTTATAATAATGCTATCGATTTCCGAAGTGATAATTCTATCGCTGGTGGCGAAAGAGCAAAACTCACAGGCAAAAACTCACTAGTATTCGGTGAAGATGCTAAAGTAGAAGGTGACAATACATATGCTATCGGTAAAGAAGCAATTGCCACTGCTAGTAATTCTATTGCTATTGGTAATCAAACCAATGCAACCGAAGAAAATACCTTAGCTATTGGTCATAATATTACAACTGGTAAAAAAGGTAGTATTGGTATTGGCACCGATATTACAAATACAAACGGCTATGGTATCGTTATCGGTAATAATAGCTCTACTAATAGTCTTGGTGGTGTAGTAGTTGGTGACAACAGCAAATCTACGTTTGACAATGGCGTAGCTGTTGGTAATAGTAATGAAGCAGGTAATAATTCAACAGCAGTTGGTTCTATTGCTAACGCTACAGGAGTCAGTTCTGTAGCTATCGGTCATATGGTTTCTGCAGAAGGAACTTATGCTGTAAACATTGGTACATCTAATGAAGGTGCAAGTAAATATTCCACAATGGTTGGCAGTAACAACTATGTTGTACATAGTGACCATTTGGAAGATCCACAAGGTGATACTGTAATGGGCAATGCTAATATTGCTCAAGATAGTTACCATGTAACAGTGGTTGGTACAGATAATGAACTTACTGACGCTAACTATAGTGTAGCTATCGGTAATAATACATCTGTTACAAAAGACGAATCTGTAGCTATTGGTCACAACAGCAATGCTAATACTGTAATTGGTACAACTTCTGTTACAATCAATAACAATACACATACATTTGCTGGTAATGCTCCTATTGGTACTGTATCCATTGGTGATGCTGGTAAAGAGCGTACAATCACTAACCTAGCAGCTGGACGTGTATCTGCAACTTCTACAGATGCTGTAAACGGTAGCCAATTGAACGCTGTTGTCGAAGAAACAAACAAAATTGGTATTAAAGTATCTGATTTGGATAATAAAATTGATACTAAAGTAAGTGATTTAAATAATAGAATTACTGAAGTTGGTTCCAATACACTTAGCCAAGCTAATAACTACACTGACAGTCAAGTAGCACACGTGGGTGCTCAATCTGCAGCTTTGGCTGGCTTGCATCCTTTAGACTTCAATAAGGATGACAAAGCTTCCTATGCTGCATCCGTTGGTCATTACAGAAATGCCAATGCTGTAGCAGTTGGTGCTTTCTACCGTCCTAACGAAAGAACAATGATTTCCGGTGCAATCAGCTTCGGTAAACACCCTCAAATGAATTTGGGTGTAGCGTTCAAAACTGGTAAAGGCTCTGAGTACATCAATGAAGCAAAATCCAAAGATAGCCGAATTGAAAAACTAGAAGCTTTAGTAGATAAATTGACTGCTGAAGTGGCTGAGCTTAAAGCTGGTAAATAATTTATATTTAAATAAGAGCCTCTTAATTGAGGCTCTTTTTTTAATTAAAGGAGAAATTTCGAATGAAAACAAACAACAGAATTTTATTAACTGCAGCTATTTTATCAGTTATTTCTGCTGGTGCAAATGCAGAAAATATTATTACTTTAGAAAATAATCATACAGCAGGTTCTAATTACAATTTAGTATCTACTGTAGGTAATGTAAAAGTAGATACTGAAGTACCTAAAAATGAAAATACAGTACATAATGTCATCTTAGGTGGATGGTCCAAGTATACAGGTACCAATATTTATAACATTTTCTCTGGTACTGAAGTTGCACCATCTGGTCGCAATGTAGAAAACATTGCAATTGGTGATGTAGTAAAAATCAAAGATTCCAGTTATGGTCTTATGATTGGTAATCACATTACCAATGAAAATGATGAGGAATCCATTAAGAAGTATGGTGACAGATCTACCATGATTAAAGGGGATTACATCACAGTTAAAAATTCTCCACACGCCACTGTAATGGGTCAGCATAACAATGTAACCAATTCCTATGGTGCTTTGGTTCATGGTAAGGATATCGTTGCTGAAAATGCAATGTGGTCCATTGTCATGGGAGAAGGTGCATCTGCTAAATTAGCTCAAGCTGGAAAAGGAGCATCTGTCGTAATTGGTCCTAAAGCCAATACTAATAACTATTTCACCGTTTCTCTAGGTGCTCATGCATCTACTACAGCTTACGCTGCTACTGCTATCGGTGGTGCTTCTGTAGCTAATGGCAAGTACTCTTTAGCAATGGCTCAAGGTACAGCTAATGGTTATGGTGCAATCGCTATTGGTATGAATTCTAAAACTGATAATGATTATGCAGTTGCTATTGGTAAAAAAGCCAAAGCTACTGGTGTTGGTTCTATGGCATTAGGCGACGATAGTGTAGCAGATAGATTAGCTGGTACAGTTGGTTACTTAGCAGAAGGTAAAGATGATGCTACATGGAAATCTACTAAGAGTGCTTTATCCGTTGGTGATAGAGAAAATAATGTTACTCGACAAATAACAGGCTTAGCTGCTGGTACAGAAGATACTGATGCAGTTAACGTAGCTCAGTTAAAAGTAGTTGAAGCAGAATCTAAAAAGCATTCCTCTGTAATCGCCGGTGATAATACAACTGTAACTACAGGTACAAATGCCGCTGGTGGTGTTGAATATAAAGTAGCTGTAAACAAAGATTTGAATGAAATGAATTCCGTTAACTTCGGTAAAGCTACCGATGATGTACGTTCCACTGTTACTAAAGATGGAGCTCGTTTCTTTAACGGTAGTGAAAACATCGGTGTTACATCAAATGGGATTCAAATCGAAAATACTGATACATTAGATCAAGCAAAATTTGATAAAACTGGTATGTATGCTAGTGAAGGTAATAAAACAGTTTACTACACTACAGCTGGTATCAGTGCTGGTGATCAAATCATCAACAATGTAAAAGCTGGTGTAGCAGATACTGATGCAGTTAACGTTAAACAGTTGAAAAGCTATGTTAATGAAAATAAAACATACGTAAAAGCTGGCGACAACATTGAAGTTGCTGAAGATAATGGTACTTTCACTGTATCTACATCTAAAGATTTAAGAGATCTTAATTCCGTTAATTTAAACGATGGAAATAGTCAATCCTCTTACACAACAGAAGGTATTAATATGACTTACCGTGGTACTGATCGCGAATATCATACTAGCTTCAAATACGATGGTATGCGTATTAGAACCAATGATGGTGATGCAAACCCTATTGACGAAATTTCCTTAACAGATAAAGGATTAAACAATGGTGGTAAACGTATTATCAACGTTGATAAAGGTATCAATGGTACTGATGCAGTTAATGTTAACCAATTACGTGAAACTGAAAAGAATATCAACGACCGTATTAACAATACTTCCAATGCTGCTACAGCAAGAGCAAACCATTATACTGATCTTCAAACAGCTAAAGTTGGTGCTCGTGCTGCTGCTATGGCTAACTTACATTACCAAGACTTCAATGCTGATGATAAATGGAGCTTCGCTGCAGGTTATGGTCACTATAAAGGTGCTAACGCTGGTGCTCTCGGCGTAGCTTATCAACCTAATGAGAACACAATGGTAACAGTATCTTCTACTATTGGTAGCGAACCTATGGTAGGTGCTGGTGTATCCATGAAGTTTGGTAAATCTTCCAGAATGAATGCTAATAAACAAGTAGCTATGGCTAAGGAAATCGAAGAACTTCGTGCAATCGTTGCCGCTCAAAATGCTAAGATCGATGCATTAATTGATCATGCTATGGGTCGTAATGAAGCAATTACCGATGTAGTATTCCCTGACGTTCCAGAAAATCATTGGGCATACATGATGGTGCAAGATCTTGCTTACAAAGGTATTGTCGTTGGATATCCAGATAAAAACTTCAACGGTGATCTTACTTTAACTCGCTATGAATTTGCAGTAGCTTTAGACCGTGCTATTACTGCTGGTTATATGCATCCAGAAATGGGTCGTGCTATCAAAGAATTCAAAGTTGAACTAGATACAGTACGAAGCGGTATGCATTTCCATGTAGATCGTCTATCTGGTAAAGATGGTGCTGTTAATAAAGTTGAACGTGTACGTGTTAATAAAGACAATACTCGTGACAACTATGGTACAATTGTAAAATAGTCTAAGAAAAAGAAGGGTGTAGAAATACACCCCTCTTTTATTTTTTGTCTCCGAAAGGAAGGATAGATAAAATGATCCTTTATTTACCAGAACGTCTTTATGATGAAATTAAAGATAATCAAGATTTTATCGATATCTCTGAACAAATGGAAGATATCTATACAGAGAAGAATACATTTGAACATGCTATCACTACTAACTGGGTAGATAATGATGAAATCAAAGCTCTAGGAATTAAACTAGATAAACTTATCGAAACTTTCTTCAAAGACAAACCTAATTATATTGAAGAATACAAAATCAATAATGGTAAGTATTCTAAACAAGAAATGATTGTTAAGTATGAAACTGGTAATGTTGAAGTTTATGATTATGAAAACAAATTCTTCTTATTATCTAATATCCTTAATAAATCATATGAAGATGGTACATATACCGAATATATGAAACCTTATGTAAACTTATTTGAGTCTACTAGTTTAGAAGAAAAGAAAGATATGAATCTTTCTAAATATATTTGGTTAAAATATATGCATGCTAAGTTGTATGTAATGGCTACTAAGATTAATTTCGTCGATATGAAATGGGATAAATCTTTTGCAGACCAAGCATTACAATTATTAGATGAATTGAATATATATGATGATACAGATATCTTCGAAAACTCTTTCTTAGAAGCATATCTAGAAGCAGTACAAACTGTAATGGCTAATAACCCCAAATTACCTAGTCAAGAGATTCTTAATCTATTAGGTAGAGTAAATGGTATTGTAAATGAAAAATCTTTCCAATACTATAACTGCAGTTTCTCTGTATTGTCTTATATGGATACTATAAATAACCTATATCTATTCAAAGGTGATTTTACAGCATTCCATCATATGACTTCTACTATCGTAGATTACATTAATGATTCTTTATATTATATAGAAAATACTCTTCGTGGTTTAAGCTATTATGATAAGTCTAATCATGCTATGTATGCTATTCTTATTCGTAAATATCTTAAACTCACTGATTACTGTGACTATATGAGAGATATTAAGATTAAATATCTTTCTGATACAGATAAAGAGTTTATTCTATCTGATAGATTAGGTTCTGATGTATCTACAAATCCATTTAATGGTGTAGTAGAATCTCGTACTCTAGAAGATTGTGATTCTTTCTTTAAGAATAACTTCTATCTAGAAAATCTTAAGCATATAACGGTAGAATAACCATGTTTGATACTATAAAATATGTGCTTATTAAGTTCTGCAGCTTCTGTAACTTAGATTGTAGCTATTGTATTATCTCAGATAGAGATTCTAAAGCTAAGTCTAATGTATTTAACCAGCCAAAGGAACTTAGAAAACTGTTGCTTACTATGGATATCGGTCCAGTATTAGACTTTGAGCTTACTGGTGGGGAATGTAGTCTATACTGTAACGAAATTAGATCTTTCATGAAGGAAATGAAGAAGATCGAACGATATAAAGATACAAGGGTAATTGCATCTACTGTAACTAATGGTACTAACTTAGATGGTATCTTTGAATTACTAGATGACAATGTATTAGACCCTTGGTCTATGAAGATGTCTTGGGATGGTTTATATTCCGCATCAAAAGTTCGATTCTCTAAATTACCTCAATATGATGATCAATTCTTTAGAGATCAAGTAGCTAAACTTGGGGCAAGTAAATATCGTAATGATATTTTACTTAGAATAGCACTTACTCACGAAACAGTAGATGACTTATACGATTCCGTTAAGTATGCAAGAGATTGTGGTTGTAATAAGATAGAGTATTACCCTCTATATCTTAAAGAAGACCCAATGTATTACCATGATGAAGAACTTCTCAAGAAGTTTAAAGTTCAAGCTATTAAGATAGCCGAGTTATATAATAATGAACCATTTGATTATGAAAATTGGAACTATTTATATTATACTCGTGCTCTAAACGCAGGGAAACCGTTCGATTTAGGATGCGAGATATTAGGAAAAATGATTTATGTCACTACCCCTGGGGATGTGTACCCTTGTTCTCTTTTTAGTGAGAATTTTAAACAAAACTTCATTATCGGTACAGTAAAAGACGGTATTGATTATGACAAAATGCAAAAGTTTGTCAAAGATTACACCGAATGGGATAATGGTTGTAGTGGATGTAATCAATACCATTGTAATAAATGTCCAGCGATGCTTTATTACACAAGACATAAGGGGTTGGGTTGTTATATTCATCCTTTCAAGAAACTTGAAAGTGATATATTCGAAACTCTAGCACCAGCTCTTACAGAGCAACAAACAAAAAAGATCTTAGGTAGATTAAATTTTGTTAATGATCCTGAAGTAACTGACAGGATGCCTAGTTGGATAGCGAGAGATAGATAAAATATGGAATTTATAAATTTAGTCGTTTATGTAAAGAACGTAGATAAAACTATTAATATTCATTGTAACCTTAACTTCGAAAATGAGTTAATTCTAAAAGAGATTATTAAGAGATATAACCAAACTCTTATTAATCACTTTGGAGCTAAGTTATTTAGCGATAGTATTCTATTCCAAGAAGTAAATACAAATGTGTATAAGAATTATAATAACCTAGTAACCGTAGATGAAATAAATATGGTTGATTCGGTTTATGATAATACTTTCACTACTATAGACTTCTTTAACTTTAGCTCTTTCGATCAATATATGAAGAGTTTAGTGATTGGAGAGATCGTAGGTGTTTGATAACTTCAAATCCATCATGATCAAGGTATCTGATAAGTGCAACATGTGTTGTGATTATTGCTTCCAAGGAGAAGGAGTCTCTGAGGGAGTATTTAGTGATATCGATGATCTTAAAAATTTCTTACAAGATTTACCTACTGGAGATACTTTAGATGTAAAGTTTATAGGTGGAGAACCTTTAATCTATTCTGATAGTATCAAACGTATGATAAAAGAAATAAGAAAATTAGAAAGAACAAAAGATGTTCACTTTAGATTTGGTCTAACCACTAATGGTCTATATTTCAAATCTTTAATTGAATTGATTAAAGAAGGATATCTAGACGAGGAGTTAGTAAAAGTAAGCTGGGATGGAAAGTATAGTAAGTATATTCGTAAGTCTTGTTATGATAATGGCTTTGTGAATAATGCTATCTATAGTATAATCAAAGAATGCCCTAATGTAACAGTTAGGATAGCTATACATCTAAAGAATGTAGATTCCATTGAAGAATCTATGCTTGCTTTACTATCTAGAGGAGCTAAATCTATTGAGTTGTATTATATAATGGATTATCCATTATATAGAGACGAATGGTTTATATACAAATGCAAGAAAATGTTTGAGAAGGTTGCCAGAATATATAGCTTCTTCTCATTCAGATATGTAAACTGGGAATCTCTTAAATACAACTCAGATAAAGAAACGTCTGAAGCTTCTAAATGTAGTCATCTAGGTTCTCATCTCCATATCGATAAGAATGGAGATTTATATCCTTGTGGTATGTTTGTCCCAGATGATAATATATATGTGACCACACAATGGAAGATTGGTAATTTAAAATCTGGTATCGACTTCACTAAAACTAAAGAATTAGAAATGGAGTTGAACAAAGAAGTTGGTTGTTCTAAAGGTTGTAAAAACGTCAACTGTTTTGAATGCCCAGCTGTTAATTTAGGTGAGATTGGAAGTATGGATAAACGATTCATGCAACAATGTGAGCTTAAAGAAATTGAACGCAAAATTTATAATAAATTCCACGGAGTAGGCTAATATTAGCCTGCTCCAAATCTTCCCTTATTTTTTCCTTCCAAAAGGGTGTTAAAATCTCTGAACTTCATAATATAGAAGAGAAGAGTATCTTCGAAAAATTTTCAAGTTTACTATTTTCTCGTATTCTATATAGAATAATTTTATTTTTTTAAGGAGGTGTAATTTTAATATGGACACAACAAACCGACGCGTCGTTGAAAGCCCTGTTGCTTACGATATCCCTGGCACTAATGTTGCTTCTGGTATCGCTCCATTTAAAACTACCGATAATTATGCTACTCATTACGAAGAGTATGGTCAAGGTGGCTATCGTTCTGTAAAAACAATTGAAGAACGTAATGCTATCCCTAAAAAACGTCGTAAATTGGGTATGCTTGTTAATGTCCTCTCTGCAGGCATTTTCAAATTAACTTCCGATCCTGGTAACGGTAATACTACTGATGAAAACTGGGGTTCTTTGGACTCTGTTACAGTACAAGATGCTACTCCTAGCGATAACCCTACAGCTACTAATCCTGCTGTAGATGGTAACTTGATTACATTGTCTGACGGTGCAATCATGCGTACACAAGTAACTCCAAACTTACCTTCTTATGTTTTCAATGTATTCTTGAAAGCTAAAGCTGACTATGCAAAAATTCGTTGGTGTGTAGTAGTTGGTCAAACAGTTCCAACTGTTACTTACGTAACTACTAACTCCCAAGGTCAAACTGTTCCTGCTACAATCTTAGTAGATGAATTAGACACTCTTGAATTACGTGCTGGTACAACTAAAGTTCTTGAATTTGAAACATTGGATCATGGTGATACTTGGTTCGTAAACGGTAAAACTTATAACAAAGCTGGTGCCGAAACAGATCCTAACCTTGAAATTATTACTCGAGCTAAATTGAATAAAGCTCTTGAATGGGAAACAGTAGAGGAATAGGAGGAACTGCTAATATGAACATGATTAAACGCTTTGTACGTCTTACTGCGGCTAAATACAGTGAATTGATTACTGGTACTAAAGTAGACGAAGATGCTTTCTATTTCTTGGAAGATACTGGTGAACTCTTCAAAGGTTCCGTACAACTTACAGATGCTCTTGTTGTTATCGACTCCATTGATAACATTCCTGACGTTAAGACAATCCGCAAAGGTCGTTTCTATGTAGATAAAAACGGTGGTGTTGCGGGTATGGTTAATGATCAATGGACTAAATTCATTGATCCTAAGGCTCGTCCTATTAACTACGTAGAAGATGCTTCTCAACAACCAGCTGGTGCTAAAGAAGGCGTATTCTATTTCGATGGTGTTAACTTGGGTGTCGTTAATGGTGCTTCTTATGTTAACCTTTCTAAATTCGATGCATCTGTATGCTCTTTGGTAAAAGATGCTACAGTTCGCCCACAAAACTTAGTTAATGGTCACTTCTACCTTGATACTAAAGGTAATGTGGGTGTAGCTATTCAACTTACTGAAGATCCTAACTCTTTAGATTACAACTTGATCATTCAACCTAATACCAACTATGTAACTCTTAGCAAAGTTGAAGATACTATTAAAGAAGCTAATAAAGCAGTAGCTACTGCTTATACAGCTGCAGATACAGTTTTGAAACAAGCTGTTGATGAAGTATTGAATACTTTGAAAGGTCAAGTTGGTGCTCTTGAAGCTAACTTCGAAGAAGGTAAAGCTAAAGAAGCAAAAGTAGCTGATATTGCTCATGAATTGGAAAATCTTCCAACTGACAAAATCGCTACTAAAGAAGAATCCGAAAAAGCTGTAGCTGATCTTAAAGCTGACATTGAAGCTAAAATGTTAAATAAAGTTGAAGTAGTTGTTGGTAAACAACTTTCTACTGAAGACTTCACAACAGAAGAAAAAGAAAAACTTGCTGGCTTAGAAAAATACACACTTCCAGTTGCTTCTGAAGAAGAATTGGGCGGTGTAAAAGTTGGTGAAGGTCTTTATGTAACTGACGGTAAATTAAACGTTCATGAACAAGACCTTTCTGCTTATGCTAAAACAGCTGCTGTTGAAGAAAAACTCAACGATTACGCTAAAGCTGTTGAAGTACAAACTCAATTAGAAGCTTATGCTAAGAAAACTGAATTACCTTCCATCGAAGGTTTAGCTAAAACAACTGAAGTTGATGCTAAATTGGTTGACTATGCTAAAGAAGCTGAAGTTAATACTAAATTAGCTGAAAAAGCTGATGCTACAGTTATCCCTACACTTGCTACAAAAGCTGAAGTTACAGCTGCTGTTGAAGGTGTTGCTAAAACTGCAGAAGTAGATACTAAATTAGCCGATTATGCTAAAGCTGCTGATGTTGCTAATACATACGCTACTAAAGAAGCTATCAATGCAGTAGCTGGCTTAGATGCAGACACCGTTGCTGAATTGAAAGTTTTGGCACAAAACTCTGACTTAACTACTGTAGCTGCTAAAGTAGCTAATGTATATACTAAAGCAGAATCCGATGCTAAATTAGTTGACTATGCTAAGAAAACTGATGTTGAAACTAAACTTGCAGCTAAAGCTGATGTAACAGCTATTCCAGACGTATCTGGTTTAGCTACTAAAGCTGAAGTTACAGCTGCTGTTGCTGGTGTACAAGTTCCTTCTATCGAAGGTCTTGCTAAGACAACTGAAGTTGAAGCAAAATTAGCTGACTATGCTAAAACTGCTGAAGTAGATGCTAAACTTGTTGATTATGCTAAGAAAACTGAATTACCTTCTGTTGAAGGTCTTGCTAAAGCATCTGAAGTTGAAGCAGCTTATGCTAAGAAAACTGAACTTCCAGACGTATCTGGTTTAGCTACTAAACAAGAAGTAACTGATGCTGTTGCTGGTGTACAAGTTCCTAGCATTGAAGGTTTAGCAAAAACTGCTGAAGTTGAAGCTAAATTAGCTGATTACGCTAAAACTGCTGAAATTGCTGAAACTTATGCTACTAAAGAAGCTATCAATGCGGTAGCTGGTTTAGATGCAGATACTGTATCCACTTTGAAAACTTTAGCACAAAACTCTGATTTGACTACAGTTGCAGAAAAAGTTAAGAATGTTTACACTAAAGCTGAAACTGACGATAAACTTGCAGCTAAAGCTGACGTTACTGCTATCCCAGACGTTTCTGGTTTAGCTACTAAAGCTGAAGTTGCTGCTATTACTGTTCCTAGTATTGAAGGTTTGGCTAAAACTACAGACGTAGAAACTAAACTTGCTGACTACGCTACAAAAGCTGAAGTAACAGCTGCTGTTGCTGGTGTACAAGTTCCTTCTATCGAAGGCTTAGCTAAAACTACTGAAGTCGAAGCTACTTATGCTAAGAAAACTGAACTTCCTGACGTATCTGGCTTAGCTACAAAAGCTGAATTACCTTCTATCGAAGGTCTTGCTAAAACAACAGAAGTTGATACTAAGTTAGCTGATTATGCTAAAACTGCTAAAGTAGAAGCTACTTATGCTAAGAAAACAGAACTTCCTAGTATTGAAGGTTTGGCTACAAAAGCTGAAGTTGCTGAAACTTATGCTACTAAAGAAGCTGTAAATGCAGTAGCTGGCTTAGATGCTGACACTGTAAATACTTTGAAAACTTTAGCTCAAAACTCTGACTTAGCTACAGTTGCAGAAAAAGTTAAAAACGTTTACACTAAAGCTGAAACTGATACTAAATTAGAAGCTAAAGCTGATGTATCTGCTATCCCAGACGTATCCGGTTTGGCTAAAACTGCTGAAGTAGAAACTACTTATGCTAAGAAAACAGAATTGCCAGACATTTCTGGTTTAGCTACTAAAGCAGAAGTTGCTGCTATTACTGTTCCTTCCATCGAAGGCTTAGCTAAGACTACAGATGTAGATACTAAACTCGCTGACTATGCTAAGAAAACTGAATTACCTTCTGTTGAAGGTTTAGCTACTAAAGCTGAAGTTACTGAAGCGGTTACTGGTTTGGCTAAAGCATCTGAAGTTGCTGCAACTTATGCTACTAAAGAAGCAGTTAATGCAGTAGCTGGATTGGATGCAGATACTGTAAACCAATTAAAAGCATTGGCTCAAAACTCTGACTTGACTACAGTTGCAGAAAAAGTTAAGAATGTATACACTAAAACTGAAACCGATGACAAATTAGCAACTAAAGCTGACGTTACTGCTATTCCAGACGTATCTGGTCTTGCTACTAAACAAGAAGTTACAGCTGCTGTTGCAGGTGTACAAGTTCCTTCTATCGAAGGTCTTGCTAAAACAACTGATGTAGAAGCTACTTATGCTAAGAAAACTGAACTTCCTGATGTATCTACATTGGCTACTAAAGCTGAAGTTACAGCTGCTGTTGCAGGCGTTCAAGTTCCTTCTATTGAAGGCTTGGCTAAAACAACTGAAGTTGATACTAAATTAGCTGATTACGCTAAGAAAACTGAATTGCCAGATGTATCTACATTGGCAACTAAAGCAGAACTTGCTGCTATTACTGTTCCTTCCGTAGAAGGTTTCATTAAAGGTACAGAAGTTGATGCTAAATTAGTTGACTATGCTAAGAAAGCTGAAGTAGAAACTACTTACGCTAAGAAAACAGAATTACCAGACATTTCTAGTCTTGCTACTAAAGCTGAAGTTACATCTGCTGTTGCTGCTGTAGAAATTCCTTCTATCGAAGGCTTGGCTAAAACAACTGAAGTTGAGGCTAAACTTGCTGACTATGCTAAATCTGCAGATATCGAAGCAGCTTACGCTAAGAAAACTGAACTTCCTTCCATTGAAGGTTTAGCTAAGACTACTGAAGTTGATACTAAATTAGCTGACTATGCTAAATCTGCAGATATCGCTAATACATACGCTACTAAAGAAGCAGTTAATGCTGTTGCTGGTTTGGATGTAGAAACAGTAAATAGCTTAAAAGCTTTGGCTCAAAACTCCGATTTGGCTACAGTTGCAGACAAAGTTAAAAATGTTTACACTAAAGCTGAAACTGACACTAAATTGGATACTAAAGCTGACGTGACTGCTATCCCAGACGTATCTGGTTTAGCTGTTAAAACTGAAGTGGAAACTACTTATGCTAAGAAAACTGAATTACCAGATGTATCTGGCTTGGCTACTAAAGCTGAAGTTACAGCTGCTGTTGCTGCTGTTACTGTTCCTAGTATTGAAGGTTTGGCTAAGACTACTGAAGTAGAAGCTAAACTTGCTGACTATGCTAAGAAAACTGAACTTCCTTCCATCGAAGGCTTGGCTAAAACTACTGAAGTAGATACTAAGTTAGCTGCTAAAGCTGATGTATCCGCTATCCCAGACGTATCTGGCTTAGCTACTAAAGTTGAAGTTGCTGCAGTTGATGCTAAATTCGCTACTAAAGCAGACGCATCTGCTATTCCTAGCATCGAAGGTTTAGCTAAAACTACAGATATCGAAGCAGCTTATGCTAAGAAAACAGAATTGCCTGATGTATCTACATTAGCAACTAAAGCTGAAGTTGAAGCTCTTAAAACTGACTTCGTTACAGAAGAAACTTTAACTCAAAATATCAACCAATTCTCCACAAACGTTGATGGTAAAATCAATGAAGCTAAAGGTGAATTAGAAGCTAAAGTTACAGAAGTTGATGGTAAATTAGCTGGTTACGCTAAGAAAACTGAACTTCCAGACGTATCTGGTCTTGCTACAAAAGCTGAAGTTACAGCTGCAGTTGCTGGTGTACAGGTTCCTAGTATTGAAGGCTTGGCTAAAACAACTGAAGTTGAAGCTAAATTAGCAGACTACGCTAAAACAGCTGAAGTAGAAACTACTTATGCTAAGAAAACAGAACTTCCTGATGTATCTGGTTTGGCTACTAAAGCAGAAGTTGCTGCTATTACTGTTCCTAGTATTGAAGGTTTGGCTAAGACTACTGATGTAGAAGCTACTTACGCTAAGAAAACTGAATTACCTTCCATCGAAGGTCTTGCTAAAACAACAGAAGTTGTAGCTAAATCTGTTTATGATGAAAAAGTTCAATCTCTTGAATCTGAAATCAGTGCTCTCAAAGCTAAATTAGCTGCTGTTGCTTCTGGTACTACAGAACAACGTCCTACTGAAAACCTTGTAGTTGGTCAACAATACTTCGACATAACCCTTGGAGTTCCTGTATACTGGAATGGTACTGAATGGCACAACCCATTCGCTAATATCACTACAGTAGAAGTAGAACACTAATTACAACTAAATAGAAAATCTTTATGGATAGGTCTTATAAGACCTATCCATATTCTTAATTTTAATGAAAGGAGTTATTATATGACGGTTTTGAAGAAAGCTGTTTTAATCGATTATACCAAACTCAAAGATATGATTGATCAAGGTACTATCGATAATGAAACAGTTTATTTTTTATCTGGTAAAGATTTACATGATAAGATTAAAGATATCGATACCAAAATCGAATCTAAAGCCGATCAAACTTCTATTCCTAATATAAGTAATCTTGCTACTAAACAAGAAGTAACATATGCAGTTGCTGCTGTTCAAGTTCCTAGTATTGAAGGTTTGGCTAAAACAACTGAAGTTGAAGCTACTTATGCCAAGAAAACCGAACTCCCGCATTTTACAGCTGGTGAGGGTATTACTATATCCGAAGCTGGTGTTATCTCTGCATCTGCTCCTCAAGTAGATTTAAGTGATTACGTAAAAGATGAATCCCTTTCGTTAGATGGTCTAGATCTTGTAGCTAAGTATGAAGCAGCTAAGATTAAATATGATAATCCATTAGCTAATACAGAAACTGCAAATCCAGGCGAAAATCATTAAAATGAAAGGAGATGAATAATATGGCAAATTTAAAAGATACACTAACACGTGTCTTAGATCCATTTATAGATAAGATAGCAAAAGAAATATCTACTATCAAAGCTGGTATGGATACGACTAAAAGTATCGATGTAGTTAGCTATGGTATCGATAATACTGGTGCTACCGATGTAACTGAAAAGTTAAATGAACTATTCCTCAAAGTATCTAAAGAGAAATACCAAGAAGTAATCTTCCCTGATGGTACTTATAAGATTGAAAATCCAGTAAAGATTTTCTGTCCAGAAAAGATGAGCCGTTCTTTAGTTATCAGATCTGAATCTACTTATGGTGCTACTATCATATGTGATCATACCGATGCTTCTACAGGTGAACCTATTGGGTTTGTATTAACTCGCAACGCACCAGAAAATCAAGATAGTGAAGTATTAAATGCTTATAATATTACAATCGATGGTTTTGTATTCAAAGTTAAAGACCAAGATGTTGATGGTAGTAATTTTAAATTTATTGGCACAGAAACTAATATTAGTACTTTATTATTTACTAACGTAAAATTAGTAAATCTTCGAATGACTAATACCAAAGACTGTGCTGGTAATAATATAGATTTATCTGCCCAATGTAATAACTTGACTATCGATAATGTAAAAACTAATTACGGTATGTATGCTGTATATCTAGAATATAGTAACGGTATAAATAATAGTATAAGTAATATCGTTTCTAATAACTGTACTTATTGTTTCTCAACATACTCATATGCTGATTTCGAAACTATTACTCTTCATTTCGATGATACTGTCGATTTAAATAATGGTACTATGGCTAATTTCTATGCTAATAAAATATCAAACTTTAAATTGACTGGTAGATGGGCTCTTAACCAAAATCCACTATATATTAGCGTTGGACCAAGAGCAGAAATTAGTAATGTTGAATTAGATATTACACTTGACGATAATGTTGATCATGTATTTTCTCAAGAAAAACCTTCTGCGTTTATCTATTTAACCTCACCAGAAAGTGCTAAAATTGAAGTTAAAATAAGCGATCTTAAATTTGAAAAATTCCAAGAAAATTTCGACCACTGGATACAAAAAGGTGCTAAATTCTCTTGGCTTAATTCTCCAGAATTGTCTATTTCTCCAAATGGTGTTACTGAATATCCTGCTTTGACTTTATTTAATAATCTAGGTTCTGTAGATGAATATAGTTCTAGAGGTTTCCTTAATAGAAAATACGAAATTAAAGCGGAAGACTCGGCTAAAACAAGAATCTATTTAGGTTACGATAGAACTATTCGTGAAGAAAATATTGCTAGTACAGATGAACTAGCTGACGGCGAAGGTTCAGCTATCTTCTTCGGTGCTAATGGTGTTCCTTATAAAGACGCTAAAGGTCATGATTATAGCAATTACACTGCAGGTGTTGCTGGTGATGTTTTCTTAGAATCTAAACCAAATAATTCTGGTCATTTTGGTTATGTATCTACTTATAGATATACTACTAAAACTGAATATTTACCAAAAGACGATAAACCTACTTCTGTTACCAATAATGGTGATAGAACATTAACTTTTGGTTTTAATAAATTCCCAGTGTGGGATAATGGTACATTAAAAGACACTCCAATTACAGTTGGTAGTGTGATGAATGTATTAGGTAAAGGTGCCTTTAAGGTTACTGAAACTAATGTAGAAGCCAAGACCATGAAATGTGAAATTCCTAAAACTTACGATGCTAATGTCATTACTTCATTAGACGACTTAAAAATGGAAATTTATTTCATACCCGATAAACCAGTAAATACTATGGGTGTAATGACATATGAAACTATTCCAATCATTCACTCTGGTCCTACTGAAAAACGACCAACAGAACACATTGCTGTAGGTCAACAATACTTCGATACTACTTTAGGATTGCAAATAGTTTGGAATGGTACCAAATGGATTGCTAATAACGTAGATATCGATGCTAAATTAGCAGAATACGTTCGTAAAGATAGTATCACAGCTACCGATATTACTACTACTCCAGCATTCATTGGACAAGTTGCAGTATCTGGTGATCAAATCTATATAGCTAAATCATTGGATCATGGTGGTGCTGGTTGGAATGTTATCAGAACCGAATCAATAGATACGTTATAATATTTTAATATAGAAAGGATTGTATAATTAATGACAGTTTTAAAAAAAGCTACTTTAATTAGCTATGATAAACTTAGTCAAATGATTGAATCCAATTCAATTGATGAAGAAGCAGTATACTTTCTATCCGGAAAAGATGTCGTTAACGCAATTAAGAAGATCCAAATTCCTTCTATTGATGGTGGTAAACTTGTTGCTACTGATATAACTAAAGCTCCAGACTTTGCTGGGCAAGTTGCAATATCATATGCTCAAATTTATATCGCTGAATCAACAGAAGGTCCTGGCTCTTGGCGTATTGTATTATTGCAACCTAACGACCACTTATAATTAAATAGAAAGGTAATTAGATAATTATGTCTGAACAAATTAACAAAATTATCTTTACTACAAAAGAAGCATATGATAAAAAAGTAGCAGAGGGATCATTAGATACCTCTGCTGTTTATGCTATTGATGCTTCTCAAGTAGCAACTACAACCGAAGTTAAGGCTACGGTAGATAATAGCTTTGATAAATTTGGTTTAGAGTTAGGCATCAATAAAGAAGGTGCTGAATTTTATCATACCCCATTAGATCTTGCTGGTATGATTAAAGATATGGTTAAAACGAAATTTGACGTAAATTATACTGGTACCGAACATATCAACTTTGGTAACGGTACTAAGACTCTTTCTATAACCAATATCCCTAACTCTAATACTTATATCACTGCTATCCAAGATGGTACAGAACATGGTTTTGTTCCATTTAATATAGATAACAATCTTGCTCATGTAACCATCCCTGATGCTGTAGACGTTACACGAGATTTTGAATTAAAAGCATCTAATATATTTGATACAGCTCATGATACTATCAAAGTAGCTGCCTCATCTGAAGAATTTGCTATTGAACGATTGAATGCTTTTGCTTCTTCTATCAATACAGAAACTGGTGTTGCTGACTCATTGTCTAGTATCCCTCCTTTAAGATTGTATAATAACGCTCTTTATCTTAAAGAACAATCTCAAAAGAATATTGCCTACTTAGTTAGTTACCAATATAGATTTGTAATCACTGACAAATCTATAACTTTCAATAGTAATGATATCGAAGATATGAAAAAACGATATCATGAATTTAGTGATAGCTTCTATATCTTATTCGTAGATAGAACATTCAGTTCTTATGTAGATTTAGGTACAGGTGCTTGGAAAGATTTTCCTGCAAGTGTTAGTGAAACTACAACTAAATTAGCCAATTACTTCGATAAATATGCTCTTGATATAGATACTACAAGAAAAAATAAAGTAGATGCTATATTGAGTACTCTTAATACTTCAGATATCGATGTAGAAACAACTTTAAAATTATCCGATAGTGATAATTTCGAAGATGAAGATATGAAAAATAAAATATTGAATGCTGAATGTATAGCATTCAATAATTATGGTACTGACGTTGCTGCACTTGCGAATAAATTGGTTGCATTTAATACAACTAATCCATTGAAGGTTAAAGCTATATTCTATGATGCTGATTTGAGAGAAGAGGCATTTAAAAAATTGAATGAACTTCCTACTTTACAACTCATAATAGCTCGCACACCTTTCAATGACTTTGTGACAGCTGATAAACGAGTTCCATTAATTATTAAAGATAGCTATTATCCATCAATCAGGGTAACTATTAAGCCTGGTGACGGTAAAAATATGGGTATAGATGATCAATATATTAATGGTATTACAACTTTTATCAATTCTGTATCACAAAAACTTACAATAGCCCCACCAGATCATTTATAATTTAGAAAGGTAACTTAATATGGCTGATCAAATTAAAAAAATTATTTTTACTACAAAAGAAGCTTATGATCAAAAAGCAGCTGCTGGTACTTTAGATCCTGAAGTAGTATATGCTATTGATGCTTCTCAAGCTGTAACTGTAGTAGAAGTTAAAGAAGCTGTAGATAATGGCTTTAGTGAATTCGGTTTAAACCTAGGCTTAGATAGAGAAGCAGTAGAATTCTACAAAATCCCTGTTGGTTTAACTGATATGCTTAAAGACATGGTAAAAGAAAAATTCAATGTTGAATATAATAATGGAACTGTAGTTCGTTATGGTAACGGCACTAGACAAATTGACATTGATATCATCAACCCTAATGGTAACAGTAGTCTTAAAGTTATTCAAGATGGTACTGACCATGGTTTCATTAAATTTGAATTACGACCAGAGATTTCACCTAGATATATGTCTAGTAATAACCCTGTTGTAAATCGAGTTACTATTCCCGATAGTATTGATATCACAAGAGAATTTGAATTGAAAGTAAATAATCTTTTCAAAACAACTTCTCTAACAGCTACAATCAAACCTAGCTTTGAAGCTGATATGGTCGAAATGTTAAATTCTTCAAACAATAAAGTCAATTTCACACAAGAACCGACCATTCAAATAAATACTGGAGTAGAAAATTCATATGTGATCGACAATGCTTTTCTATACTATAAAGACATAACAAACTTCGCTCCACGTGATTTAGATGGGTATAATTACTCTTATCAGGCTATATTCCCCGATAATGCTGATGTATCTAATATTTATGATACTTTTATCGTAAATGGTAATGTAGATGATACAGATAAATTCCATTTAATTACCAATATCGGATTTACAAAATATGTAGACATTCCTACAGGCACTTGGAAAGATTTCCCAGAATCTGTAAAAACTACTGCCGCTAAATTTGGTACTAGATATCAAGCTGTGACTAAAATGTTTGAAGATCAAGATACTCTTAAAACAAAAGTAACTGATATAATTAATTCTATTAATTTCTCATCTAATATAACTACTACAGGTAGAGATATCTCTGATTCTGATACGGAAAAATTAACAAAATTAGCTAATGCTGAAGTTATTGTTTATGATAGCTATTCATATGGTGAAGATTTGAATGACCTTTTAATTAAAGCTAATGCAATCACTCCAGTTAAAGCTAAGATTGTTTACTTATGGCAAAGCTCTAATAACTTATTGCTTCAAAAATTATATAAGTTCCCATCCATTAAAGCTATTTGGAATACTAGCGTAAATGACCATGAAGAATTCCCAGAAGGTTCTTCTAATATTGTATTGATAAGTGAACACAATGATCTAAGTGGTGTAATCGATGGTAAAGTAAGATATGTTAAGAATGCATCCTTAAATGTAACTATCCCTTCCTTTGGTCAATTAAAAGTTGAACAGTTATAAGGTTTATTTCCCTAGCCTAATATTAGGCTAGGGAGTTTTATTATCGTTTACATCTATATAATTTGGAAAGGAGGATTCTAGCTTGGATAAAGTATTTATGAGTGCATATGACGAGAAGTCTATGCCTAATGAAGATATAAGTATAGATGGTTTACATTTTACTTATAATAAACCATTCTTCTTAATTGGTAATAAGAAGCTTACTGGTAAAATGTATTTCGAAGTAAATGTAAGCAATTATTATCCAATATCTGCTTTTCACAATATTCCAATTTATATAGGGGTTTCTAGAGAAGCTTCCTTTGGTGTATTAAATGCTGATTTCTGTATTGGTGCTTTATATCATGAATATGATAAGAACTTTGATATTCAAGAAAAGTTCAATGCAGTTGCTATAAATAATCATGTATCTCCAGAAAAAACTTTAACTCATCTTCCAGGTGGTAAAGATGTAATCGGTGTCGGTGTAGATGTACCTGGCAATAAGATTACATTCTTTAACAATGGTAAAGAGTTTTATTCTTTTTCTCCTACTAATTTTAAACTAACTGATCATAATTTCTATCCTTGTATTTATTCTGATATCTATTATGATGAAGTAGTTTATGATGATAGAGTAGAATACGAAGATATGATAAAGAAACAAATTAGTCTTTATGTAAACTTCGGTAAGACTAATGTTGCTTATCCTCAAGATGATTATAAAACTCTATATGGGTTCTACTATAAACGTACTCCATTCGAAGCTAAATTACCAATCAGAGCTGAAATAGGTGGAGATAAATGGAAAGAACTTGTTAGAAGCTTTTCTATCAACTGTTCTGGAGTTAAAGGTACTTTTGATGATAAAGTTCCTAAGATTATTAGCTCTGATATGAATATAGATGTGACTAGTAAGAATAGATTCGAAATGTATAGTGATTCTACTATAGTCAACTCTACTCTATACGGATCTACAGCATTTGTTAATCTACCTATACCTAAGAACCAAAAGATATATCTAGAATTTACTTGTTCTAGAGGTGAACTTAATGATGGTATTATTGGCATTCCTGTATCTGTAGGTATATCGAATATTAATAACTCTATACTATCTAAGTCTTCTCGTATGTCTTTATGGCACCAAAAACAAGCAGTTTACGAATATAGATTAGTAGAACAGCTTGCTGAGACAACACACCAATGCGGAGATATGGAAACATCTGTAATTCCTACTCAAGGTAAATTAGTTGGTGTATTGATAGATTTAGCTAATAATAAACTTGATTTCTATATTGATAAGAATAAGTTCTATACTTATGATTTAGTATTAGACTTTACTGATCCTTATCAATTAGCATACTTCTTTATTCATGATGATAGTATCTTTACAGGTTCAGCTGTCGGACTAGTTAACTTCGGTAAAACTAGATTCGATATGGAACCTCCAAAAGGTGCTATTTCTTTATACTCTTATTATGATAGGGTATATAATGCACCTAATATGGTTGTACCGGATACTACATCTCTTATTGGTGGTTATGGTAGTCTTTATTACTTACTAAATAATTTTGCTACTTTAACTGACCAAGAAGAACATATCGTTGGTGACATGGCTTTACCTGCATTTAAAGAAGAGATTAAGAAGAATAACTATGGCTTCTTACCTAATATTAAGAATGAGTCTTATCAATTAGACTTTGGTGAAACTGTAGTTCCTACTTATACTATTTCTATCAAACAAACTAAGAACCAAACTATCATGTGTGAATGTGGTGGTAAGTTCTATATGGAAACCTTTGATGCTAGAGAAGGTGATATTGTATTAGTACATATCAAAGCCTCTACTGGTTATGATGCTGGTACGGTACATCCTTATGGTAGATTCCGTGTTACTAAGAATATAACTATTTCAGCAACTCCTGCGACTGTTCATAGATATAGTGTAACTATCATCAATAAACCTAGAGAAAAGATATATGTGGAAGCAAATGGTATTGGTTATACTAATACATTCAATGCTGTATATGGTACTAAGTTTAGAGCATATGCTATCGGAGAAACTGGTTATAACCCAGGTGAGATTAATATCCCTGAAGGTGTAGTTACTTCTGATATGACTATCAGTACTTCTATGAGTACAATTAAGACATTCAGAGTTAATATAGTACAACCAGAGCATTATACTTTGGTAGTAAAATATGCTGGTAAAGAATATACGGAATCATTTGAAGTTCCATATAAATCTATGATTACTTTAGTTCCTACTAAAGTCCATAAGGGTTATATTATTAACCCAGAAGATAGACCTGTAAACTATATGATGGTAGAAGAAGATGTTACTATAGCTCCAAAAGATGCAGTTGAAGATGTATGTAACTTAACTGTAGTTGGTGCTTATAATGGTAACTTAACTATCAATGGTCAAAGAGGTTCTGTATTTAAATTCCTTAAAGATGATAAAGTTACAATAGATTTTAAAGTAGAAGATGGTTACTTTATCGAAGAAATCTCGATAGAGCCTGTTCAACACTAATATAAACTTATTGTAAAGAAAGGAGGACTTACTTTGTCTGATACTAATAAAATTCGTAAATTAGCTAAAATGAAGAAAGAAACCTATGACGATATCGTTACTCCAGATATGGATACGTTGTATTTCACAACAGATACTGATGAAATCTTCCTAGGTACACATAAACTCGGTTCTGGCTTTGTCTGGACCGATGCAAATAATCCTAGACCTAAAGTAGGCGTTTCTGGTGTATTCTATATCGATCGTGATACTCTTGATCTTCATATTTGGAATGAACAATTGTATCGCTGGGTATACTTTGGTAATGCTAGTGAAAATAATTCTTTATCCGTTTCTAAATTCTATGAATTCCGTCAAGATATTATTGACATGGTAGAAAAGAATAATAAACGGGTAGATGATATTATTAAAAATCATTACTATACTGAATCCCGTCTTTACTTTGTAACGGATTCCTTCAAAAAGATTCCTGAAAATGATTATTGGGTTATTAGAATTCCTAAAACCGAAAAAGAAAGAAATCTTTTGGTTAAAAATGTTTATGCTCATTTAGAAGGCACTCCAACATATCAAATCGTTTATCCTGATATTACAGAAACTCAAGAAGAAATTGTTCTTCAATTTACTACTCCTGTAGCCGGTTTCTGTATTTTGAGTTAATTATAAGGAGCTATTTACAATGCCAATATATAAACAAGTACAACTTGGTGCTGTTCCTCGTAATGTAATCACTACGATTAACAATAACTTCAACAAGTTGACTATTCCTACAAATACACTCACTACTCAAAAGATTGGTGATATTGAACGTGGTACTGACTTAAGTACTTTACCTATCAATACTATCCTTACTAAGCTTCTTACTTCTCCTAATGGTTTCGTAAGTAAAGCTGCTATCACTGATGCATTGGGTGGTAAAGATATGGTTACTGGTGATAAAGTTGGTGTAGCTAACGGTATCGCACAATTAGATGCCGATGGTAAACTTAAAGGCAACCAACTCCCAGAAACTATTTCTAACTCTACTAAATTAAACGGTAAAGATGCATCCTTCTATGCAACTGCTGACGCTTTATCTGCTAAAGCTGCTGAATTAGATAACCGCATCACATCTGCTATGAACTCTATGCAATGGCGTCCATCTGTAGCTAATATTGCTGCAATGAAAGCTATTACACATCCTCAAGAAGGTTGGACTCTTTCTGTAGATGATACTAACCAAGTATATCGTTTCGATGTACAAACTACTAAAACAGCTGATGAAGCTGATAAATATATTATCGCTACTGATGGTACTGCTGGTAGTTGGGTAAAACTTGGCACTACAGTTTACTCTGCTGCTTCTACAACTGCTGATGGTTTGATGAGCAAAGAAGATAAAGGTAAATTAGATACTTTAGTAGGTACTGATGTTCCAGCAATCAAACAAGCACAAAATGATTTGAAAGCTAAATTCGATACAAATGGTGCTGCTCTTAATGCTGTTAAATTTGGTGGTAAACCTTTAGCTGACTTTGTAACTACAGCACAATTGAATGCAATTACTGGTGGTGCATTTGTAATCAAATCCAAATATATCCCACATGGTAGCTTTACTGCCGGTTATACATTCTCTACAGATCCAGAAGCTCCTACTTATAATGCATATACTCTTCCTGCTGGTGAGTCTGCAGCTTATCGTCTTCCTCTTTCTGCTCTTCGCAAAAATGATGATGGTACTTTCGAATACTTTATTCCTGTAATTAGTCTTTCCGCTAATGGTCAAGACGTTACAGTATTACTTGAAGAACCAGCTGATACTGTATTGGTATATGCTGAAATTAAAGCAGGCGAAGGAATCCAATCTCCTACATCTCCTGATCCAGCTATATAATTAAATAACTTGTATCCCATCAGATTTTTCTGATGGGATCTATTTTTCAGAAAAGGAGGTAATTAGATGCCTGATACTACTCCTGTTACTACACCAGCTGTAGAAGGTACAGTATCTTCTGAATTGCATGATAGTAACCATATTACGGTAACTAACTTAGCACCGTATCGTGGTGATATCAATATAATTCCAGAAGGTATGAAGCTTTCTGAAGTTTTATCTATCATCGTTTATTATCTCGGAGTATTGGATCAAACTGCTCATGTCTTAGATAAAGACCTTCGGGATAAACTAGACAAATTCGTAGCTCCTGCTGAAGGAATGGGTTTCTCTAGTAATGACTTCACTGATGAAGATAAGAAAGCACTTGAAGATGTAGTAAAAGAATTAGAAAAACGTAGCTTATTGACTACTGATTCTAATCATGTAACTATTACCAATATCCAAACTATTGCTAGAGGTGAATTAGAGCATGGTGATACTTTATCCACTGCTTTATCTAAACTTCAGTATATGTTTGGTATTCTTCATTATAAACTCAAAGATGAATATTTAGATAAAGGTCAAATCGATAAAGAGTATGTCCATAGACGTACTGGTCAAGGTTTATCCTCTAATGACTTCGATGATGACTATAAAGCTTTGCTTGATCATCTTACTACAGATAATGACAGCAATCCTACTTATACTAAACAACATATCGACGATACATTTGTAAAGAAAGATGGAGCTAAAGTTCTATCTACTAATGACTTTACAGATGAATATCGTAATAACTTAGTAGCAATCACTAAGAAATTAGATGACAATTACTTATCTCTTCTTGGTGGTAATATGACTAACCATCGAATTACATTTGAAGTCGGTGGTGGTTTAACCTTTAATGGTACAGACCAATCTGTAGAGACTACTTTAGATAAAGACTTCTATACTGGTACAGCTTATAAAGCTATCCGTGTAGGTAATATGGTAGCTACAGAACGTTCTAAAGAATATCATGTAGGAGATACTGTATTTACAGAAAATCTTCCTATTGGTTTATATTTATATTGTAAAACTGCTGGTACTACAGCAGTACTAGAGCCTACTTGGAATACAACTCCCGGTGGAGAGACTATAGATGGTACTACTACATGGATAACACGTAGATTTAGTTCTTTATACTCCGATGATGGTGAAGAAATTAAAACAGAATATCTTGGTTCTAATGGTGGTGCTATGAATGGTGCTATCAATATGAACTCCCATGATATTAAATTCACTACAGGTGGAGTTAAATTTGCTAATGGTACTCAACTTACAGAAGAAGGATTAAAAGGTAATGCTGATACAGCAACTAAACTTCAATTACCATTTAAAATTAATGGTTTCTCTGTAGATGGTACTGAAGATGTAGAACTAGACTATATTCCTAAAGATGAAAAATCTAGACCTTATGGTGTAGCTACACTTGATGCTCATGGTAGAGTACCAGTTAACCAACTTCCTTCCTTTGTAAGATCGGTAGAGAATGTTAAGAACTACCAATCTTTACCTAGAGTAGGTAATAAAGAAATCATTTATATCACTAATGATAATAATGAAATCTATCGTTGGTCTGGTACAGCTTATATTAACGTATCTCCAGACTCTGCTACTTCTGAAGCTACTATTAAATTAGTAAACCCTCGCAATATCGGTTTAACTGGTTCTGTTGCAGGTAATGCTTACTTTGATGGTAGTGAAGATATCACTATTGAAACTGAACTTAACAGAATTGTAATGGGTGGTAAGTTCGGTAATACTGGTCAATATGTACCATCTTTTACTTTAGGTGACGATGGTCGTATTAGTGCTATTGAAAACCGTAAAGTTGTAGTTCCATTTAATGAAATTACCAATAAACCAACTACATTAGCTGGTTATGGTATTACTGATGGTATCACTCCAAGTAATCTTAATCTATTAGCTGATGTATACTTAGCATTAGCTGGTGGTAATATGACTGGCAATATCGTCATGAATGATGATACTAAGATTGCTGGTAAGAACTCTGGTGTAAAAGTTCATTTCAAATCAGATGAATTAGTTATTGGTAGTGATACTAAAGATGCTATTATAGTAAATGATGGAGACGCTCAATCCTCTATCAATACTTATGACTATGCATTTGGTTTTATGAGTCCTTATAGAGCTACTGATATTGATTCTTTCCGTCAAAAAGATTATGACAGAGTACGTACTATCACATCTCTACACCCATTCAATACATTTGATGTATTTAAAGGTGCTGAGTTAAAGAATGAAACCAATAGTACAGCAATGAGCATTGGTTTTGGTCAAGATAAGACAACTGCTATTCTTCAAATCTCACCATCTAACCATAAAGTTAGAGTTGGTGGTGGTACTAATATCACTCTAGACTGGAAAGATACTATCCCTACTGAAGGTGGAACTAATACCTTTACTGGTACTAATAAATTCACTGGTCCTGTAGACTTATCTGCTGATAATACTACACTAGGTGGTAGAAGTCTTAATGCAGCTATTAATGGTGCTATCGAGACTAAGACAGCAATAGATATAGCATATCCAGTTGGTTCTATCTATATGACTACTGATGCTAATTTTGATCCAAATGTATCTTGGCGTGGTACTTTCTGGGAACAATCTGATACTCGTAATAATATTACATTCGGTTCTGTTTCTGCTACAACATTCGTTTGGAGACGTCAACGTTAAGAAAGGAGCTATACTTAATGGCACAATTAAAAGTTTATCGCGATGGGCAATGGGTAGTTGTACCTTTAGAAGCTACTTTTGTTCCTGCTGCTACTGATACTAAAATTGGTGGTGTGCGAGTTACTAATGGTACTATGCTTCGAGTAAATTCTACTGGTTTGCTTTATGTAGATGAAGATGAATTGAAGACTTTTATCGAAACAAATTATAATGTAACCAAGAAATAAGATAAAACCTATCCCCTATCCAATATTGGATAGGGGTATTTCTTGTGCACGAAAACATTATTATAATTAAACTTCATATTTTATTAAGAAAGGGGTTTGAAATGTTTAAATTTCTTTTCCCATTGGGGGCTAGACTATCTATTGTTATTGATAGTATAGAATACTTCTTCAATACTCTACATGAGAAAAAAGAAAATAAAATCCATTTTGGTGAAATCCCTCCTGAAGATCCTGAGGCAGGTGACCTCTGGATTTCTTATGCTATAGATCATAATAATCTTAGTGAAAAGGAATTTCCTATTTCAGCAAACATTGAACAACTTGAAGTATCAGACCAAAGTCTTTCTATTTCTGCTACTATAGACGATAAGAATGATATCGATACTGTATTCACCCCAGAATTCTCTAAAGATGGTAATTGGTTAGGTTATCTCCAAGGTAACTATGGTCAATTAACTAATGATTGGATTCTAGATGGTAATATTAACTGGTTTGCTGTAAATACTAAGGGTGAAATTTGGTTCGAAGCTCTTGGTAAATATTCTGAATATATTAAAGTGATTATTATCTCTATTGATAATAAATATACATTAGTATTTGATGGTTTACATGATGTATTGAAACGTGAAAAAGGTTTCATTAACGATTGGACAACAAATGATGAAGTATATCAATATATTCATTCTAAAACAGGAGAACCTATTAAATTACATGTAACAGTTATTCGTTATTAGAAAGGAGGATAACATGGCTTTTGGATTGGCTCATTTGACTACCTTATTAAGTGATTCAGCTAATAAGTTATTCAATAAAAAACAAAATAAAATACGTGTCTCCTTTCTAAGACCAAATGCCGCCGAAGAAGGCGATATTTGGATCGATACTGGAGAACACTCAGCACAGGTATTCAATAAACCTTATATAGACGATAATTTCCTATCTTTGACTGCTGTAATCGAGCAATTAGAGGCTTCTAAGGAAGTAAATATCTCTGGTTTTGTAGAAGAGCACTTATCTAAAGATATTAATATCAGTGCAGATATCATTAATAATACTGCTGATAAATATATTGATATTATGGCTGAAGTATCTTCTAACTGGGTACTTAAATCTGGTCGTAAAGAATATGATCGTATGTATGGTAAGCACTTTAGAACTGCTTACTATGGTTATTATACTCCAGCAGCTAATTGGATACAAGATCAAGACAGACCTCCTGTACAAATTGGCTCTATGCAATCTGCTCAATTTGATATAGATGGTAAACCATTCTATATCTTATCTTTAATGGCTTATTATGATGAAGATAATACTGTTAGTGGTAATGGCTTTAATGTTTTATTTACTATTAGAACTCCTGATAGAGTAATTCCATTTGATGACCTTACTATTACTATCAATCATCAATTTAGATATCCTAAACGTAGAGATGTAGTTTATACTAAGACAATTACAGCCGAAGAATTTGATTCTGAAGACTTATTAGTTAGACATGCTACATGGGCTGATGAAACTAATGGTGCTATACCTAAGTTATTCGAAATCTTATACGATTTAAACCACTATTCTGATATCCCAGTTAATATTGATCTTAAAGCTACAGTAAATGGCAATACTTATGGTTTTACTAAGACTACTAATGCTTTAATTCATGGTAGAGATATTGATATTCCTGTAGAAGAGATTAGAAAGATCACAGATACTGGAGATATTGATATTCAAACTGGTTATAATATTCTTGGTAAGTATAATAACTTAGAACCAGTGGAATTTAGTGATGTATCTTATACAGCAGCTAATATTACTCTTAGAGATAACTATGATTCTGGTCTAAGAATTAAGTCTAAAGATATCGTAAATAATAAATTCAAAGTAACTGATCCTTATAAGGTTAAAATCTGGAGTGAAGTATTTAGTACAAGCCTTTCCTCTGGTACAACAGTTATATTTAGAATAGAAGATAAGGAGGATCAAATCCACTATGAGGAATAAAACCATTAAGCCTCCTGTAAAGTCTGATAGACCTTTTACTGTAAATATAGTTCAATCAGATCATCAATTAATTACAGTTAAGCATGATGGTAAGAGTTATACAGAAACTTTTACTATTCCAGCTGGTAAAGTGCTTAACTATAAATCTTATATAGCTCTTACTGATGATGATGGTTATTATGTAGGTAGAATTAAAGAAGCTATTGATTTAGCTTCTAATTCTACCACTATTTCTGCTTCCGAAGCTCGTCCTATTATTCATACAGTAACTGTAGAGCAATATCAATTACAAGATATCAACGTTCATCTTACCGAACCTGGTAATATTATCAGATTTGGAGATGAAACTACTTCTTATTCTTTTACTGCAGAAGATAAGACTAAATATACTTCAGATTGTAGTACTAGACTAGTAAATTATGACCCTGGTACTTCAGATCATCCTGGTCCTGGGGATATTCAAGAGAACTTTACTATTGCTGCTGAAACAAATCCTCAACGTAATGAAAATGTACAAGTATTGATATACCAATCTCCACATCAAACTATTACAGTTGATTATAAGGGAACTAAACATACAGAACCTTTCATTATCAAACGTAGAGATATTGTATCTGCTACTATTGAAGCCGAAGAAGGATATAAACCTGGGTTATTGAATCGTACTAAAGTACGTGCTACTAACTTCGATAATATTGTATTCAAAGCTTCTGCTGCTGGCAAAGCTAAGAAGAAAATTCGTATTAGACAAAAGCGTCATCAAACGATTACTGCTGTATATAAAGGTAAAACTTTTGAAACTACATTTGAAGCTTATCTTGGTGATAAGATTCAATTCTCTGTAGAAGCTAGTCCAGGTTGGACAGCTGGCGTCCTAAATGTAGATGCCGATTATACAGTAGCTGGTTTAGAACCACTGGAAGTAACTGTATCCGATGCTGAACCTGTTATGTATACTGTAACTCCAGTACAAACTCCACACCAAACTATTTATATTAAATATGGTGATGTAAGAAGTTCTACTCCTGTAAGAGTTCCTAGTGGCACTAGAGTTGAATTTGAAATAGTGCCAGAAACTGGTTATAGTGCTGGTACTCTTGATAAATTATCTGCTGTTGTAGATGGAGTGAATATTACTGTATCAGCTACACCTGCTGAAATTAAGAAATTCAATCTCAAAATAGTATTTGATCCAGAAGCTCACACTACGTTAAAGATAACTAAAGATGGCACTGTATTTGGTACTTATACTGAAAATACTGTATTAAAATTCCAATACGGGACTGTATTAACCTTTGCTCTTACTATGGAAGAAGGATATACTGAAACTAGAAATCCTAATTCTATTACTATGAATAAAGATAATACTTTAGTTATACAAGGTACTTCTAAGAAACAGTTTACTATCACTTTAACACAAACCGATAACCAAACTATTTATGCTATGTATAAAGGGGTTAAGAAAACTGAATCGTTTGTTGTAGAATATGGAGATAGTTGTACGTTTGGTATCGAAACTTCAGATCCTGAGTCTATCAATGTTGGTAACTTAGATACTTATGAATTACACTATATCAAAGAAAATAAAACAGTAACTGCAACTCCAGCTTCATACAAACCTATAAATTTAACCGAATATGTGATGCGTAAATATCCTTTAGGAGAATCTACAGATTATAGAGATATACAAGTAGGTTTAGCACCTGTAAGTACAGGGATTTTATACTATAAGACTATAAATAGATTAAGAGAGAAAGACTTCCAGGTTGCTGAAAATGCTAAAAATATAATTGCTGCTGATTCCGCATTTAAAAATGCAAGGTTACTTACAGAATTCCCTGTAATTAAATTAAAAAATAATATTAATGATATAAGTTATATATTTGCTGGGTGTGTTAAATTAACTGGGGATGAATTAAAAAGAAATTTATCCGTTTGGAATTTATCTGGTCCTTTGAACATGTCTCATGCATTCTTCTTTGATTCAAATTTAGATTATATTGATATGGCTCCATTTAAGAATTCTTCAATAACTGATATGACATATCTATTTTCAGAAGATCCTAATTTGGTGACAATTTCAAATACACGAGATTTAAATATTAGTGAATGTACTAGCTTATTATCTACATTTGAAAATTGTCAAAAACTTACTTCTATAGATGTATCTAAGTGGGATACTAGTAAAGTCAGATCAATAGGTGCTATGTTTTCAAAATGTTATTTACTAGAAAATATAGACGTATCTAAGTGGGATGTATCTAAAGTGGGTTATATGTCCAATGCATTTAATTTTTGTAGTAAATTAAAATCTTTAGATGTTTCAAAATGGGATACAAGTTCATTAGAAACTATGGTATATATATTCAATAATTGTAGTTCATTACAGTCATTAGATGTATCTAAGTGGAATACTAGTAAAGTAACTGATATGTCAGGTGTGTTTAATATCTGTAGATCATTAACTACTTTAGACGTATCTAAGTGGGATACTAGTAAATGTACCGGTATGTATAATATGTTTGCTAGTTGTTCATCTCTCCAATCTTTGGATTTATCTAGATGGGATGTATCTAAGGTTAAAGTAATGACATATATGTTTCATAATAATAGTAAATTAACAAATATAGGCGATGTGTCTAAGTGGAATACTAGTAGTTGTATAAATACAAATTATATGTTTAATAATTGCACATCGCTTGAAAATATAGATGTATCCAAATGGGATACTAGTAAAATTGAAAATATGGGTATTATGTTTAGTAATTGTAGTTCATTTACATCTCTAGATTTATCCAAATGGAAAACTGGTAATGTTAAAGGTATGGCTCAATTAGTATCGGGTTGTAAAAATCTAACTACAATTGGTGACGTATCTAAGTGGGATACTAGTAAGGTTACAGACATGCGGGCTACTTTTAGAGGTTGTCAAAAATTACAATCTATAGATGTAAGTAAATGGAATACATCGTCAGCTACAGATATGTCCTCTATGTTTTATTTATGTGGAACACTTACAACTATAGACATTTCTAAATGGGATACTAGTAAGGTAATTAAATTTAATAATATATTCGATGGATGTAATAATCTACAATCTGTTGGTAATTTATCTAATTTAAATTTAAATAATGCTATAAATATAGCATTTGCATTTAATGGATGTGAAAAAATAACAGAATTAGATGTCTCTAATTGGGGATTAAGAAAGATAGATAGTATGTATGCTCTATTCAATAATTGCTCTAACCTTAGAGAAATACATGGTATAGAAAATTGGAATTTATCATCTGCAAGAAATATGAATTCGATGTTTTATGGATGTAAATCTTTGGTTTCTTTAAATATAAGCGGTTGGGATACTGGTAATGTAAAATTTATGAATAATATGTTTGGTGGTTGTGAATCACTTACCACAATAACTGGTATTTTAGACTTTAGAAGTTGTACTACTTATGAAAATATGTTTAATGATTGTCCTAAGCTCACTTCCGTTAAAGTCAAAAACCTACCTACAGATATCGATACATTCTGTAGAGGTGCCAGAATAGATAAATCTAAAGTTACCGTAGTATCTTAATGAAAGGAGAATAAATTGAGATATCCTAAATTTGTAGTTAGGCTTGGCGATTCTCTCGCCAAGCTTATAGCTGATATAAAAGCTGGTCTTAGGTTTTATGATAAACATAAAGAAAACAAAATCACTATAGATCATGAACCTCCTAAGAATCCAGAATATAGAGATATATGGATTGATACTTCTCATGAATATATACCTCCTACACAATACTTTACAGTATTTATTATACAAGGTCCCCATCAAACTATTAAAATCTCTGATGGTATTGGTGAGTATGTGTCTAATACTAAACTAGAAGCTAAGACTCCTATTTCAGTAAAAGTAATTCCTGATGAAGGTTATGATGCTTCTAAACCTAACTTAACTCATTTTGTATTGTCTGAAGATACTGTAGTAGAAGCTTTAACCGAACCTACTAAGACTATGCTTCGAGTAGATATTAGACAAGTACCACATCAAACTATCACTGCTCATTATAATGGGAAAGACTATACTGAACCATTTATGGCTGAATATGGTAGTGAGATTACGTTTACAGTCACTGCTGATAAGAACTACTATGAAGGTACTTTGAACTACGATAGGATTGATAAACTTACAGAATCTGTAATTATCAGAAACGTAGAACCTCCTAGAGTTCAGTCTTATATCGTTCGTATTAATCAATCAGAACATCAACGTATTTCTGTAGAATATAATGGTAAAGCTTATTATGAAACATTCGAAATCCCAATGAGTGTTGCTCATAACTATGCTGTATATATTGATGCAGATGATGGTTGGAATGCTGGTGAGATTAAAGAAGTTAAAGATAAGAATAAACGTGGTACTACTATTTCTGCTTCTTCTGCTTCTCCTATTATGAAGACTATTACAGTAGAACAATATCAAAACCAAAATATCTGGGTTTATGTAACAGAACCTTCTGGTACTGTAGAAGTATATAAAGAAAGATTCTCTATTACAGTTCCAATGAATAGCCATATTACAACTAAAGTAGTTGCTAAGAATGAAAATTGGACTCCTGGTGTGGCTAATATTCAAGAAGCTGATATTACAGATAATATTATTATCTCTGCTACTGAAGCTACTGGTAGTGATGAAGTCCATTATTCTGTAGATGTATTATTTGATATGAATGATCCTCAAGATTTGCATGGTACTCTTAAATTGATTACCGGTGATGGTCGTACTATCAATATTACACATTCGGATGTAATTAGACTCGAAGAAAATACAGAAGTTAGATTCGAACTAGTTATAGATAATGGTTATAGTAATGCTACTGTATTAAGTGAATATGTATTGAATAAAGATATCTCTATTAGGATTAAACCTTCTACTATTAAGAGATATAAAGTTCAATTACAACAATCTGAAGGTCAAACTATCTATGCTATGTATAATGGTCAACGTTATACAGCACCATTTGAAGCTGACTTCGGTAGTTCAATTACATTTACTGTAGAACCTACTAATGCTGAAGACTGGACTCCTGGTCGTTTAAATATTACTTCTATTGCTAGTTTAGATAGACCTATTACTGTAACTGCTACAACTGCTGAAAGAATTATGAGATATAATCTTACTGTAGACTTTGTATCTCCAGATTCTCATACTAGACTTAAAGTTAAGAAAGATGGTAATGTGCTTGGTACTTATACTGATGACTTTACTTTAACTAGAGTATTACATGATACTAGATTTGAATTCGAAATGGAATTGGATGAAGGTTATCGAAACGATACTGTATTAGATCCTATTACTTTAACTCATGATACTAGACTTGAAGTTAAAGCTAGTCGATTCAAACAATTCTTAATTACCCCTACTCAAACTGAAGGTCAAACTATCTATATCGTAAATAAAGCTACAGGTGAACGTTATACTGAACCTACTTATGTAGATTACGGTACAGTAGTTGAATTCTTATTGGGTAAACGTAATGATGTAACTGGTCATTATGAAGCTGGTACTATTAATTATCCTACTGGATATAATAATGGTATTGTTGTACGTGGTGATATTACTGTAACAGCTACTCCAGCTAAACGATATGGTGTAGTAAATATTACATTACCAGCTGCTACTAATCGTGTAGACTCTGATGATTACTTACCTAAAGCACAATATACTGCAACTTATGATGGAATTGATGGCATAATTACATTCACTAATGGAAATGGTAAAGGTTCTACTAAGACATTTATTGCTCCTTATGGTAAAACTGTAACTATCAGATCTTTCGGTACTCCTACTGGATATAATAATCAAGATGATATTACAGTAAAAGTAGCTGATGATAATAATGTAACTGTTCCAGCTCCTACTCCTAGAGGATTTACAATTACTTCTAACTCCTCTGAAACTAATTACTTCAAGATTGTCGCTACTGATACAGCTGGTACTAAATATCAACCTAATGATACTATCCCTTATGGTACAAGAATTACTTTAGGTATTGAACCATTTGATACAGATCATACTATTACAGAAATTAATGGTTTACCTCTCTATTATAGTAATAAGCAAAACAAGTACTTCTCTTTACCTGATACTATTATGCCTATTACTGGTTATAATACCGATCCGGCTAATGGTAAACTTGGTATTGTTATTACTAAAGATATTAGTGCTGCTGCTATAGTACCTACTACAGGTTCATATGGTATAGTAAATATCACAGTTCCTGCATTTAATGGTGTTGTAGATGATGAATACTTACCACATGCTTCTTATGTAGTTTCTTACCAAGGACTTACAACTCCTCTTGTATTTACTAATGGTAATGGTAAAGGTGGTGGAGCTAAATTTGTTGCTCCATTTGGTGCTAATGTAACTATTAGACAATCTGCAGCTATTACTGGTTATAATACAATTCAAGATGTTACATTTACTGTAGGTGCTACTAATAATATCACTGTACCTAACCCTACTCCTAAGACATATCTATTTACTGCACATAATGTAGAAGATCATTACTATCGGATTATTGCTATAGATGAAACTGGTCATGGATATGAAAATGGTGAAAGAATACCTTATGGTACTAAAGTACGTTTCAATGTTGTACCATATGATGATGACTATACTGTAGTTTCTATGGATGGTATTGATTTCGATCGTAGTAATACCACAAATAAAACATACCTCTTACCAGATACAGTAAAATATTTATCTGGTGATGAAAATCTATACTTCGTTCCTGTCAACACATTTAAATATGTAACCAATGATATTGATACATCTATAATAGATGGTGATGGTAATATACCATTTACAGAAGTTAAATTTATTGATGTTACATTTGAAGATCCTACAAAAGCTTGGATTGAAACGATAAAAGAAGCAAGAATGGTAGGAATAGTTTATAACCAATACAATGGTCTTAATAAAAATAGGACTATCTGGGTATTTAATATTCCTAATAGTAAATTACAAATTATTCCAGCATTTGCTGAAGATATTAAAGCTCCAGCTTATGTTATCGATAGTTTAGAAAGTTCTACTTATAGAATTCCTATTACAGCAAATACTATCAATATTCCAGTGCCTAAAGTTAAAGGGTATAACGTAACTTTAGTACAATCTCCATATCAAACTATTATTGCTAATCATAATGCTCGTGATTATACGTCAAACTTTATGGCTGAAAATGATTTACCGTTAGTAGTAAAATATAATAATATCGATAAAGATTTATTCTCACCTAATATCGATATAGAAAATTATGCCGGTAAATCTTCTTATGATTTTTCAAATCCAACATACAGAATAGAAACTTCGAATAGAGATGTTAAAATTATATCTAATCCTAAATTCCTATGGGAAACAACAGGTATATTTAGTGATAGTTTAAGACTAGAAAACTCTACTATCAAAGAAACGGACAAAACGAAGATTGATAAGATATTTAATACTGGTCTGGTCAAGGATGCATCAATGGCTTTTAAACGTATAGATGGTGAATCTTTAGATTGTACTACTTTCGGTACTGCTATGTCTAGCGTTAATAATTTATCTAGTACCTTTAGTTATTCTAATTTAGGTACAATTAATGTATCCAATTGGGATACGAGAAATGTAACAAATATGTCA